AGTAAAGGGCTTGTGACTTATCCTGTAAAGTGGAGAACAGTAGAAAATGTAACAATTGAGCTTGCAGATTCTACAGAACTTACAACTTTTACAGCAACTATGATGGGGTATGTTCAAACAGTATTCCAAGAAAGTTGGGTAGTAAAAGATAATATTGAAAATGCAACAACAATTGAAGAAGTAGACTTAATATATAATAACTATATAAATGAATAATAATATAACGGGAACCACAAACTATGGGAATCAAATTTAGAGCTTTTCATATAAAGAACCAGGAAAATCAGAAAATTTTAATAGACTTTTAAAAGATTTAATGCCTGTAGGTATATATGAAGGTGGTTTATTAACAAGAATAGATACTGTAACAATTCAAATATCACAAATGTCTTTTTTATTGAAGGCACTATAAATAATGTGGAAATGAAAATATCAACTACGACTATTTCAGATAATGTAGATACATTATTCTATCCTACACCCCTCCTGGGTTTTACAGTAGATCAGGTATTCCTAATTCAGCTTCTATAGATGCTACTACTGATATATCAACAGGTGATAATACTGGTTCATTTTTGAAAGGGGCTACTGGTTCTGATAGTACAGGAACAGGCTTTGTTGTTGGTAGTGATGCATCAAGAACTCATGATATAGATACAGCTAATAGTGATGGTAGAACAACTAATGAAACAAGACCTAAAACAGCTATTATGTTTGGTTATATAAAAGCAAATTATGTTTTATAAAAAAAAGACACTCTTAATTGAGTGTCTTTTTTTTATTTACTTCTTGCTTTTATAGCAGCAGCAATTCCTTTATTATTTCTTTCAATTTTCTCTTTAGCTAACTTTAAAGCTTCACTGTTTTTATAACCTTTTCTTATAAAATTTTGTTGTTCTTCTTGTTCTTCTTTTTCTTCTTTTGTTAAATTAACATTTTCTTTTCTTTTCTTTTTTATAATTTCTTGTTTTTGTTTAAAACTCATTTTTTTATAATTTCTTCTACCTTCATCAGCTAATTTATCTAATTCATCATCACTCATTTTAGATTTATCAACTTTTCCTTTTACTTCAAAATTATCATTAGTTCCTTTTAATTCAATTTTATATTTTTCGACTAATTTATTAATATTTTCTTCAAATTTATCAATAATAGATTGTTTAATTTCTTTAGCTTTTACATCATAAACATTTTTTTGATCTAACAATTCAGCTTTTCTACTAGCTTTATTAGGAAATAATTTTTCTAAAGTAGGCATTAATTTAGCATCTAATAATTTAGCTTCTTTATATCTTTTTTCTTCATCAGGTTTTATTTTAGTCATTATTTTAATATGTTTCTTTAAAGATAAATCTTTTTTATTTTTAAAGATATCACCTTTTGGCATAATATACTTACTATTATCTTTTTTCCATTTATCATATTCATCTAATACTTTACCATTAATTTTTTCATTATTAACTAATTTATTTAATTCAATTTTCAATCTATTAAATAAATCACGATCTTCATCAGTTAATGGATCTTTTTTTTCAACAGCATTTATTATTTTTTTAGCATTTTTTAGTTTTACTTTATCTTCTTCACTTAATTTTCTACTTCCATAGTTTTTTAAAGCTTTAATTCTTTTTTCAAATGATGAAATATATTTTAATTCATCTCTTATTTTTTTAGGAGCTAAATTAATTAAATTCAAAGAGGCTATATTAGTAATTCCTTTATGACCACCAGAACTTTTTTCAATTATATCAAAACTCCAATCTTGAAATTTATCATTTACTTCTTTTTTGACTTCATCCATTATTTTTTTTCTAATAACATTCAAATCAATTTTACTTTTAACTTCATCTGGTATAGATGGGTTTACAGCTACTTGTATCATTGAACCAAATTTTTTTATCACAAAAGGGGATTTAATTCCATTTTTTTGTAATAAAGCCCATAAGTATCTTTGAGTTCCTGAAGGGGCAAAAGTAACATTCTTTTTTCTTTCAAATTTACCTGTAGCATCTTTTTTATATTCATTAGTATGTTTTTTTAAAGAACTTTCTCTTTTACTTACTATTTTTTTTATAGGATCAGACAACTCTTTAATTCTATTAATTACTTCAGGAGTTTGTTTGCTCTTTTTTAATAATTTAACTTCTTCTCTATCTTCAAAAGCTCCTTCTTTTAAACTCTTATATTTAGCTTCTCTTTTTAATCTTTTAGCTTCTTCGTCTTCTTTTCTTTTAGTTAAAGCCTTTGCTCTTTCTTCTTTTGTTAAGCTATTTTCTTTAGTTCTCTGTTTCATCATTCCTTTACCAACAACTGCTTCTCGGCTTCTTTTATCAGGCATTTCTTTTCTAATTTTTTCAACTAAATTCCAATCAGGATTAGCAGAAGCTAATTCTTTAATACCTTGTTTTTGAACATTACTTAAACTAACATAATTAAACATTTGATTATAAACAGATGTTAAAGAAGGATTAACTTTTTTTATAAAACCTTGTAATAAAGAGGAATTATTCCAAAGTCCAGTATCTGACATCATAGCATTTATTAAAATAGCCATTCTTTCCATTCTATTTTTTTTCTTAAAATCTTTTCTTAAAGTAAAAGTATCTTCAATACTTTTATAAGAAGCTGAATCAACTGCATTAACAGCTTTTAAAGTAGCAGAATCTATTAAATTATTAGTATGTAATGTAGCTAAATGATCTGTATCACTTTTAAATTCAGTAGCACCTATTCTTCCACCGGCTTTACTTATATTTTTTCCTTTAACATTTCCTTTAACATATCCTTCTGGTTTCTCATGATGATCACTCCAAAAATCAGGTCTTCTTGTTTTAACTACTTCACCTTTTTCATTTTTATAAGTATCTTCTAATCTTGCAAAATCAACTAAAACAGTAGCTGTTTTACCACTTGCATTTAATAATCTACCTAATTTATCATTATTATTATATTGAATACCATCTAATTTTATATCTTTTGATTTAATTCCTTGTTTTAATAATTGGTTATATGCTACTATAGCTGAAAATACACCGTCAAGGTCTTGATGATGTATTATTTTTACGGATTTTGTCCCGTTTGGAATTTTAATTCCTGATTCGTTTAAATTACCCATCACCAATTTGACCTCCTCTAATATTTGATTTGTATTCATATATACTCCTATATTTATCTTTACATTTTTTTATTGTAAATCTTATTAAAACTTTTTTCAATAGTAATTAATCTTTCTAAAGATTTATAGTTTATATCATATAAAATACTTAACTCTTTAATAGATTTATTAGAATTCATTATATCATTTATGTTATTTAAAAATTTATCATAATCACTCATATATAACTACCTTTACAGAATTGTAAAGGTAATAAATAGGAGAATATATATGAAATTAAGAGATTTTTTAAATGAAGAATATTTAAATGAGGGAATTACTTTCTTTAAAGATAGTAAAAAAATTAAAATGTTAATTGACAAATTAAATAAAAAAGTAAATGTAGTTGAGGATAGTAAAGAAAGAGCTAAATTAAAAGCTTATATTAAAAAAGTTAATAAAGTTTTTATTGAATTAAAAGATTTAGAAAAAGAATATAAATCAGCTGATAAAGAAGAAAAGAAAACTTTAAAACAAGAATATGGTAGTAAAGTTAGAAAATATAATGCTTTAATTAAAGAAAGTAAATATATGGAAGCTTTATTGAAGAAAACTGGTTTGTTTTTAATAGTTGGTGGTTTATTGGCAATTATTTTTATTAAATATATGAATCCAAATGAAAATGTAATAACTACTGATATTTCTGGTGATAAAACACAGATTATGAACAAAATTAATGGAATAGAAAGATCAAAAACAGGATTAAATAGTTCTGATATAAAAGGCGATTATTTTAATAATCAAAAATCACAATTAGAATTAGTTCAAAAAGATTTGAAAAATACTTTTGGTAATATGTTAGATAGTTCTAAAGAATTAAAACAAGATATTTTTGGAAAGATTAAAGGTTTCTTTACATCAGCTCCTACTTATGAAAATCCTTTAGCAGCTGCTAAAGGGACTACTGCTAAAGCAATGGCATTAGCTAATTCAAATATAAAAGGATAATATATGAATTTACATGATTTTTTAAATGAAGAAGGAATGAGTTTAGGTAGTGGGAAGTTAGAAAACCAACAAAATGCTATTAATGAAATAAATAGATATTATGATAGTTATTTAAAAAATAAAAATATTGTTAAAAACACTGGATATAATATAGGACCTTTGAAGATAGCTCAAAAAATTATTCATGGATTAAACAATCCAAAACTGGATAAGTATGTAAAAAATGCAGCTGTAGTAATAAGGGCTTATACAACGTATAGAAATACTATAAGTAAAACACAAATGAAATAAAAAAAGGAAGCTTTTAAGCTTCCTTTTTTTTAACCATATTATTTAATTTATTACCAGTAACATAAGCAATTGATAATAATCCACTTATTTGAACTATACTTTCTATTGGTAATTCAACTTTTGTAAATATTTGAATAATTACTGAAATAGGAACAAATGAAGTCCAAGTAACTGTTAGCCAAAAAGTTCTACTCTTAAATTTTTCATTCATATTTTAACCTCTTTCGTTTCATTCCTTTTTAAATTAAAGGATTTATTCATTATTTGTTTTCCACCTTCTTCTGCTATAACATTAACTATTGTATACCTCTTATTAGATTCCCATTTAATAACAAATATTCTTTCTTTAATAACATCTATTAAATTCTTAGGAATTATTTGCTTTATAGGAAATCTTTCACTATAAAATTTTACTCTAACTTTTAATTTCTTATCAGTTATTATTTTTATTTTAGCTTCACTTTCAATTATTATTTTGTTTTTTATTAAAAATTTTCTTATTTTCTCTAACATTCTTACCTCCTAATTTATATATGTTATATAGTAGTTTTTAAACTACTAATTTTAACATATATGTTAAAAAACACTTGACAAAATTTATATAGTTGAATTATGATCGTTTTTATGTAGTAATTGGAGAAATTGGAGATAATAGACATGATTTACTGTATTAAACGATCACTTTAGTTCAAAAAACTATATTTTAAAATCATAATTAGAGTAATTGGAGTAATTGGAGATATTTTAGTTATTGGAGATATTGTTGGGTTTTTTTCTGAACACTTAAATAAGAGTATTAATTATTATAATTGATTAAAGAATTACAAAAGTTTGCAAATAATTGCAAAGAGAAAAAAAGAAATTAAAAAAAGTTTCTAAAAAGATTTTCCAAATCTTCTAAAAAATTATAAAAGAAAAGAGTAGTCCAATTACTGTAAATTATCAGCTCACTGTGAAGTCCGAATTACCGAGCGTAGCTCAAATTGCCGAGTGTAGTGAGCGTAGCGAACGAAGCGAGCGCTGGAAGAAAACAAAAATAGTTTGAACGAGCGACAGCGAAGTTCAAATTGTTTCTCTTCCCAACTAAACCAAACTACTAAAAATTAGTCCAGAACCAGAAGTCCTGATGAAAAAGGTATGCGGAGGTCTGATTTCATGAAATCAGCATTTTTTCTAAAGTTAATGTATTTTAAAAATGAAAATAATATATCATTAATAATTTAATATATTTCAAAAATTGGAATAACGGACTATAATATATCATTAGTAGTTGATGTAATTTTAATGACTTGCCATTGGGCTGACTACTGGACTATATTTCTGAATATAATTAAATAATTGGATCTGGAGTGATTGCTATAATTATAGGAGTACTGACTACTGGAATATATTTGGAGTAGCTGGACAGTCATTAGTAGCTGGACTTCTTTGTTAATTCCGATGATATAATTGTGCTTCGCACAATAATCATCGGAAAGAGACATCAATGAAACTCGCAAGCTCGTTTCATTTTGCTCATTTTTTTTAAAAATATAATTAATGTATTTAAATTAAATATAATAATTTCTTTAATTTCAGCAATCTATTCCGTTTTTTATATAAAATTAATTTCTTTAATTTCAACAATCTATTCCGTTTTTAATATAAAATTAATTTATTTAATTCAGCAATTTATTCCGTTTTTTATATAAAATTAATTTATTTAATTTCAACAATTTCTTTAATTTCAACAATCTATTCCGTTTTTAAATCATATATAACATTAGAGGAGAAGTTAATGAAAGAAATAGATTTAAGTAAAGTAAGTAATTTAGAAGCTGCTAAAGCAACAGATACTACTTTTGAGAAAGTAGTATCTAATAATAGAAAGAATAAAAAAAGCAAATTTGATTTTAGAACAGAAGAAACAATACCTTTACCATCAAGAGGTTTATTATATAAAAATGTAACTGATGATAAAGATATTTTAAATGGATTTATTAAAATGTATCCAATGACAGTAAAAGAAGAAGAAATACTATCTACTTCAAAATTTCTTAAAAATGGAACAGCTACAAGAATGATTTTAGATAGATGTATAGTATCAGATATAGACGCAAAAGATATTTTATTATTTGATTCTAACTTTTTAATGTTTTATTTACGTTCAATTAGTTATGGTGATTCATATGAATTTGATATAAAATGTGAGAGTAGTAGTTGTGAAAGAAAATTTAAACATGAAGTTAAAATTTCTAAATTAGAATTTGATGAATTAGATAATATAAAAGAACCAATAAATGTTAAATTACCTAATTCAAAATTTACTGTTTCATTTATTTTACCAAGATTAGTTCATAGTGAAGAATTAATTATTAAAAATAAAAATATTGAAAAATCTTCAGATGAAGAAGATAGTTCTTTAGTTGATAATTTACTTATAACTACTGTTAAAATAATTGATAATAATAAAGAAGAAGTAGATGAAAAAGATTGGAAAGATTTTTACGAATCCATCATTGGTAAAGATAGAGCTACTTTAAAAGAAGCTTCAGAATTCTCTGCAAATATAGATAAAATAGATCATATTGTTTGTCCTTATTGCGAAACTGAACAGTCCTTTAACATTCCAATAGGACTCGATTTCTTTCGCTTTTAGGGAGACCAACATCAAAAATATCCACAGGGGTATTTTTGCTTTGGCAAGTAAGGGTCTTCCGCCAGACTACATGGCCGGCTTGCCAATTAAGTTATTCAATATATATGTAGAGATATTGATGGAACAAAATAAAAAAGAGAATGAAACATTAAAAGAAGAATCTAATGATGGATTAGGTCCTCAACCAAAATTACTAAATCAGCAGATGTAAAAAACATCTGCTGTAAAGGTAATACTAAACAATTGACAAATTGTTTTAAAACATGATATAATAAGCAAATAGTCCAAAACGACCAATTAGCCAAGGAAGAAAAAATGATTTGTAATAGATGTAATATAGAAAAAAGTTTAGATAGTTTTAGTTTGAAAAAATCAACAAAAACAGGATATAATACAATTTGTAAAGATTGTATAAAAGACTATAATTCAAAATATTATAAACTAAATAAAAAAAAGTTAAAAGAAAAATCCCTAACATATTATAATTTAAACAGAGACTCTATAAATGCCAACAGAAAAGGTGTTGTTAAAATTAATTATTATCTTTTAAATAAAGAGAGAATAGATAATTATTATTATAAAAATAGAGAAGAAATCTTAGAAAGAGTTAAAAAATATAGAAAGAATAACAGGGATAAAATAAACACTTATATAAGTAATAGAAAAAAGAATGATCCTAATTTTTTAATTTCTTTAGTTTTAAGAAATAGATTTTCTAAAGTAATTAAAGAAATTTATACAGGGTCTAAAACAGATAAATCAAAAGAATTATTAAATTGTTCTATAGAAGATTTTAAAAAACATATTGAAAATTTATTTACAGAAAATATGAACTGGGAAAATCATGGGAATAAAGGTTGGCATTTTGATCATATAATTCCCATTTTTTCGTTTGATTTAACTTTAGAAGAAGAAGTTAAAAAATGTTTTAACTATTCTAATATACAACCATTATGGTGGTATGATAATTTAAAGAAAGGTAATAAAGTATTGACAAATAATTAAATATATTGTATAATATATTATATGGCGAACAAGTCCAATTGACCAATTAGCCAAAAAAACAAAGGAGATCACATGACAGAACAAGAGAAAAAAGAATTAATCGAAGCGATGAAACATGACAAAGAAGGACAGAAGTCAAATTTTTGGAATATTCCAAAAAAAGAAGAGGGAACTTTCCCTATTAGATTTTTACCACCTTTAAAAAAATTAGGTGAGAAAACATTCTATTTTAAACATAAGGTTCATTGGATTGCTGGAAGACCGTATGAGTGTTTAAATCAATCAATGAATGATAAAAATGGAGTATTTCATGAAGCGGAAAATTGTCCTATTTGTAATTTTACAGATAAATTATATAAGACAGCACAGAAAGGTGATGATGATTTTAAATTAGCTGGATTAATCAGAGGAAAAGAGAGAAATGTAAGTAGAATAGTTGTTAGAAAAAGTGAAGATGAAACTGTAGCAAGATTTTATGAATATGGACCAAAATTATTTGAGATGTTATATCATATAATTACAGAAACAGATTTTGGAATGATAGTAGATCCTAAAGACGGAAGGGACTTTAACTTAACAAAATCTGGAACTGGAAGAAATACTAATTATGATACTTCAACCCCTTCAGCAAATTCTAATCCTATATTTACAGATGTTGAAATGTTGAAGAAGTTATTTACAAATGCTACTGAAATGAAATATACTGACAATATAGAATTTACAAGCTATGATAATTTGAAAAAAGTGCTTGAGTCATTTTTAGGAGATGAGCCTGAACCTATTTCAAAACCAGCTTCTGCTCCTATTTCAAAACCAGCTTCTGCTCCTATTTCAAAACCAGTTTCTGTTGAAAAAGAAGAAATGCCAGTTTCTGCTGAAACATCAGAAGAAGATGACGAATTGGATGCTATATTAGGCGAATTTACAAGTTAGATAAAATACCCCCCCAACTAAGGGGGGATAATAGGAGAAAATATGGCAAAGAAAAAAATAGAAAAAGCAGAAGAAACTTCTTTTGAAGATATAGATAAAATAATTTCAAAACAATTTGGGGATTTAATTGATTTATCTAAAGTAGATACTTCAGTAGATACTTTTTATGATTGGGGTGTTTATTCTTTAAATTATATTTGTTCAAAGAATTTATTTGGTGGTATTCCAAAAGGACGTGTAACAGGCATTGAGGGTTTGGCGGGCACGGGAAAGTCTTTATTAACAGCGGTTGCAGCAAAAGATCCAAGAATTGATTATATAATAGTAGTTGAAACAGAAGGTGGTGGACAAGGCGATGAATTAATGACATTTGCTGGAGTTGATAAAAGAAAAGTTAGAATAATGAAAGCAAATACATTTACAAGTTATAAAACAAATAAAAAGACTTTAAAAATAGAAGAAATAAAAGATAGTGAAATACCTAAAAAATTAAACACTGATACTTATCTATATACAGAAGGAATTACTTCTAAAATAAGAAGATTTATACAAGCTATTAATTTTGGAGGAGTTAAACAAAATATATTAATTATTTTAGATAGTTTGGCAAATATTCAATCAGTTAGAGCACTTGCTGGTGGTTGTTATATTGGAGATACTAAAATCACAACAAAAAATGGTTTAAAAAGTATAAAAGATATTAAAGAAGGAGATTTTGTTTTAACTCATTTAGGATCACTCAAAGAAGTTGAAAAAATACATTCCTATGAAAATAAAAATGAAATAATTGAAATCGAAATTGAAGATGAAATAATAAAACTAACGCCTAATCATAAATTATTAATTAAAAGGGATGGTGTAAAGAAATGGGAAATGGCAGGGAATGTTTTATTAACAGATGAATTATTTAAGATATAATATATTTTATATTGAAGAACTTAATTTATGTATTGAGTATAATGGAGACTATTGGCACAAAAACCCAAGATTTTATAATTATCTGGAAAATGGATGTTGATAAAGAGTTCAATAATGTCGTAGATAAATTTAAGAAAAAAATAGGAGAGAAAATAAATGAATGAATTAAAAAAAGATGATATTTTTTTAGACAATTATATTCCTTTAAAAATAAAATCTATTAAAAGGAGGAGTGACAATATAGAAAAAGTTTATGATTTGACTGTTAAGGATGATAAAACTTATTGTGTTACAAAAAATAAAATTATTGGACATAATTCTGATATGGGGCTTAGGGGCCAAAATATTAATAGTTTTTTTAAAAACTTTGATAATGCTTTTGAAGAAGCAGGTATGACATTTGTATTTACAAATAAATTATATACAAATTTTGATGAATATAATCCATGGGCTTCAGCAGGTGGAGTATCTCCAAGATATAATTCTTCTTTATATGTTAGGTTATCTACTACTTCTTTAACTGATGATGTATCTGATGGTGATATGAAAGAAGAAAAATTAAAAAGAAAATCAGCTTTAGGAAGTTCATTAAAAACTATAAAAGCAAGAGTTGAAAAAAGTAGATTTGGGACAGATATGAGAAATATTCCATTTCTTTTAGATTTTATATCTGGACCAGTTAAATTTAGTGGATTATTTACTTTATGTAAAGATTTTGGTGTAATAACTTCTCCTTCTAATGGATGGTATGAAATGGATACTGTATTTGAAGGTAAATTTAGAAAAAAAGATTTTATTCCTTTTATAAAAAAGAATGAAAAAGAATTAATGACTAAAATACAAAAGTTATTAGAGAAAGCTGAAATAAGAATTAAAAAAGAACATCAAAATTTAGAAGTAAATGATATACAAGAAGCTAATGATGTTGAAGAAGATTTAGAAGACAAAGATAAAGAAAATCCTTTTGGAGAGACAGTATCTGATGATATAATGAAAGAAATGATTAAAGATGTTGAAGTATAAAGTAGAATGGGAAAATGGAATAGTTGTTAAGAGAGGTGTTCTATTAGATTTTATTGTCAAAAACGATATATCATATGGAATAATTAAAATAGGTAATAATTTAAAAGAAATTAAATTAGATAATTTAAAAATAGCAGAAGAAGAAAAGGAGAATATATGAAAAATTTCAAACCGTGTGGAAATCAAGTCTTAATTAGATTTATCCCAACAAAGCCAAAAGAGAAAAAAACAGATGCTGGATTATTATTATTAGATGGAACAAAAACAACTAATATGAATGGAACTCAAATCGAAGTAGATAAAATGTTATTTCAAGTAGTTAGTGTAGGTGAATTAGTAGATTTAAACAAGACATCATTTAAAATAGGAGATTTAGTAATCTTTAATGACTTTGATATTAAATATTTAGAAGATGAAAATAAAAAAGGTTATTTATTAACTAAAGATGTTTCTATAATGGGAACTTATGAAACATCAGAAAAACCAGACGAAGGGTGGAGTTTGGATATTTAATTGGCTTATATACCTGATGAATTTTTAGTAGAAAAATTAGTTGATTTAAAAACAGAAAAAGAAACAGAGATAGAGATGAAAGCTTATTTCATCTCTATTTTAGAAATTATAGAAAGTGGCTTAAATCCTTTAGAAGATTGGAGTAGATTTATTGAATAGTAAGTTTATTAAATTAAAATTGTTGGAGTATTACAGATTTAAAAGAAATATGTTAGCAGGAACAGAAGTTAATGTAGCTTATGGTATAGCTGATGTATTAGCTATTTCAATGGATTTAAAAAAAAGTATTGAAATAGAAGTTAAAGTAAGTATATCTGATTTAAAAGCCGATTTTAAAAATAAAGTAGATAAACATTCTAATGTAGAAAACGGAAAATGGATGAATCCAAATTATTTTTTAATAGCTATTCCAGAAAATTTATTAACTAAAACATTAGATATATTAAAAGATAAAAATAGTAAATATGGTATAATAACTGTAAGTGAAGAAGGAGTTATTAAAATTGTTAAAAGAGCAAATAAATTAAATTTAAGTGAAAATAATAAATTAAAACATTATTTAGATTTAAGAATAAATAATCAATTAATAACAGTTTTACAAAAAGAGTTGAATGAGGGTTTATGAAACTATATATAGATGATAGAATAATTTCTATTATTTTTAAAACAAAAGAAAATGAAGTAATATTTAAAAATTATTTTACATGGAAAGATGATTCAAAAGCTTTTTTTAGAGGAAAATATGACGTAACTAAAATAAAAAAAGTTTGTTTCATGAAACATCATAAATCAATGTATTTATTAAAATCAGGATTTCTACAAGAAGTAATGTTTTTAATAAAATCAAATGAAATTAAAGTAACTGAAATAGTTGATAAAAGAACTAAATTTAATTTCATGAAAAAAGAGTATTCTATTAAATCATTAGAAAAATATTTTCCTTTTGAATATGTAGATCATCAAACGTCTGCTTTAAAAAAAATTTTAAAAGTTAATAAAGGGATTGCTGTTTTACCAACATCGGCTGGCAAAACTGAAATTTTTTTGGCTTATTTGAAAATAACAAATTTGCCAACTTTAATAGTAGTGAATAAAGTTTTATTAAGTGAGCAAATATATGAAAGAATTATTAAATATGGAATTAATGATGTTGGTATAAATACCGGTAGTAAAAAAAGAAATTTAGAGGCAAAAGTAATTGTTTCAACTATTGGAAGTGTTAAAAATTTAAATTTAAGTAAATTTAAATGCCTCATTGGTGATGAAGTTCATAATTTTTCTTCAAAAACATTCCAAGATTTTTTAGAAAAAGTTTCCTTCCCAATTCAAATAGGATTTTCAGCAACTCCTAATAAAGGGAAACCGTATCAATATTCTATAATTAGGCAATTTATGGGCGATGTAATAGCAGAAGTAAAATCAAAAGAATTGATGGATAATAAAGTAATGGCTGAACCGTTTATTTATTTTGTAAAAAATAAACTAAATGATGGGTTAGATTATCATTCATCTTATTTAAAAGAAATAATACAAAATAGAGAAAGAAATAATAGTATTGTTAGAATAGTTGAAAATTTTGATACTCAAATATTAATCTTACTTCAAGATGTTGTTAATGGACAAGGTGAGTATCTAAAAGAAAAAATAGCAGAATTTGGAAAAAAGGTTGAATTTATTTCAGGAGAAACTAAAGATAGAAATTTTTATATAGAGAACTTTGAAAAAGAAAATATTAATGTTTTAATAGCTACTAATATTTTAAATGAAGGAATTTCAATTAATAATATTAATTTATTAATTAATGCAGCAGGAATGAAAAGTTATTCACTTACTGCTCAAAAAATAGGAAGAGGTTTAAGAACAAAAAAGGGAAAAAGTTCTGTTGCAGTTGTAGATTTTATTGATGAAGGAAATAAATTTTTAGAAAAACATAGTAAGATTAGATATGATATATTCAAAAAATTGGGATTTCATAATATATTAAAATTGAACTTAGAGGAACTTTTGGAATATGACGAGAAAAGTATTATTAAAAAGACTAGATGAAAAATATAAAGAATATAATTATATTTTAAAAAGTAAAAAAGATTATTTTACAAAAAAAGAAAGTATAACTTTTTTATGCCCTACTCATGGAGAATTTGAAAAAAAATTACCTTATTTTATTTATGGAAAAAATTTTAGTTATTGTCCAAAATGTATTTTTGAAGAAAAATCTCAAAAAATGAGAATGCCACTAGAAGAATATGAAAAAAAATTACACAAAATACATAAAAATAGATATAAAGTTTTAGAATATAACGGATTTAGTAAAGAAATTAAAATATTCGATACTGTTAGAGGTGTAAAAATAGTAGAACTTCCATACAATATATTGAAAAAATACTATAACGGAGAAGACGTTAAAAAAAGTAAATTAGAAAAACTTCAAAAAGATTTTTATGAAAAATATGTTAAGTTAAAAATACCTTATGAAATTGTTGATTTAACTCAATATAAAAAAGCATTCTCAATGATAGAATTAAAATGTCCTATTCATGGAATATTTAAAGTAAGAGCAAGTTATATAATTTCTAATGGTGGAAACTCTTGCCCTAAATGCTCTTATGACAACTTGAAAACAACTATTACTGAATTTACGAATATTTGTAATAAAATACATAAAAATAAATATGATTATAAATTAGTAGAATATGAAGGTAATTTAAAAAAAATTAAAATAATATGTCCTATTCATGGAGTGTTTTTACAGCGACCTAAACAGCATAAAAAAGGGGAAGGTTGTCCAAAATGTTCTAAAAGTAAAGGAGAAATGAGAGTTTCTGCATTATTAGAGAATAACGGGATTCTATATAACCAACAGCATCATTATAGTGATTGTATAAACCCAGAAACAAACCATGTTTTATATTTTGATTTTTATTTGCCTGATTATAATGTATTAATTGAGTTTGATGGGAGACAACACTATGAGCCTATAAAGTATTTTGGAGGAAATAAAGAATTTATTAAAAGAAAAAGACTAGATTTGATTAAAGATGAATATTGTGTATTAAATAATATCAAACTAATTAGGATTAAATACAATACAGATGTTGAGGCATTGGATATAAAAAAAATATTAAGAACCATGACAGAAGACAACATAATTATAAAAGATAGTGTGGTTGTAATAGATTTTTTAGATAATGGAAATAGATTTACTGAAAAACACAGTAAAGAAAGGATGAGAATATATGAGAGTGAGGGGTATACTGATATATCTGTTATGAAAGTAGAGGAGCTAAAAACTATTGTAAAGATAAAGTAAAGGAAAATTTATGAAATACGAAGATATATTTTTAAAAGCTTTTAGCACAGAAACAGTATATTTAGAAGAAGGAATAGCATTTACTCCATTTTTAGCTTTTTCTATATTTAGAGATAAAATTTTTAATAAAGCAAAAAAGACTGGGAATAAAATAGATGATACAATAGACACAGCAGCAAGAGATGTTAAAGCAAAAGGGAAACTATTTAAAGAAAAAGCAAGAGCTGAATTAGGGGTTAGTTCAAAAGGAACTGTTTATAAATTAACAAAAGAACAAAAAGAAATTATTAAAGAAATGTATGCTAAATATGGCAAAGAATTAATAAAAGATATCAGTGATTTTAGAACTAATATTTTAGCTCCTTATTCTTTAATTAAAAGACAGGTAAGAGATAATCAAAGTGTTAGTTCAAAAGATATAACTGGATTAACAAAAGAGCAATTTAAATCTTCATTAGAATCTGGTAGAAGAAAAATTGAAGCTCGTGGTGAAATATATAAAGAAAAAAGTCGTGAATTACAAAGAAGAATGTTGAAATATAACGATCAAATATCTTCTTATAAAAAAGCTAAAATTGGAATAAATAGTGGAAAAGTAGATAATAATATTTTAAGTAAATTGTATAAAGAATTAGAATTATCTGATAATGATTTAAAAGGTTATAGCCCTGAAGAATTAAGAAGAATAACAAGTGAATTAAAGAAAAATACAAGAAATTTACAAAGATATGATATAAAAAAAGACAAAGCAGATGATGATCATGATAATTTTGTTGATACATTAAATAAACAAAAAGAATTAAGAAAAGGAAGAGGTGTTGATTTAACTAAAAATAGAGAATTTAAAAGACATGGCAGTTTTGATATAGCAATAGGAAAATATTTTTTAAGAAATGATATAAGGAAAGGGTTAATAAATGATAGAAATAATCCATTTATACCAACTTATATTTCTATTTTAGATAATTTAATTGATAAAACAGAAAAGAGAAAAAAAGAAAAATTAGATAGTTTAGTAAGTATAAAAAAGACAACTGAATTTAACGAAAAAGAAAAAAAGATTTGGGAAAAAAGACCTACTGTAAAACATGATAGTAATAAAATAAGTGATTATTATCAAAAAATAAAAGAAGAAGATTTTTTAGATAAAAAAATATCTATTGAAAAACCTGAAAAAGTTGTAGATGCTGAAAAAGAAATAAAAAACTTAATTAAAAAATTTGAAAGAGATTTAAGTAAAAAAATTGACCCAGCAGATTTAGAAAAATTAAAAAAATATAGATTGATTAATAATTTAATTTCAATTAAAGAGTTAGAATCTCCAGATAAGTTATTTAAAACAGAGAAAGAAATAAGTAAAACAATCACAAGTAATTATGTATCATCTGCTGATTTTATTAGAAAGATAAAAGAAATGGCCTCAAGAGAGTATGATAGTATTTCTGAATTAAATAAAGCTAAAAAAGAAGTTGATATATTAGTCAAAAATATGGAAGAAAATGATGAAAAAGAAGCTGTCGAGAAAGTAAGTGATATTATAAAAAGATTTAAAATAAGAAGAGAATTAAATAAACAAGATATTTTAGGTCATAAAACAGATGTTAAAGAATTAGTAGATATAAAAACAATTGAAGACTTTTTACAGAAAATGATTAAGCAAGATTATAGCGATTTTGATGATTATAAACAAGATAAAGAGTTATTAGATAAAATGATTAAAAAGTATAAAGCTGAAGATGAAGACAGTGAAGAAGAGTTGGATGATATACAATACCTTTTTGATAGATTAGAAAATAAAATGAAGAGAGGTGTTTAATGAAAACATTTATGATTCAACCAAATAAAATAGCTGTTAAATTAGATAAAGTTAAATTGTTTAAAAATAATATAACTTTAGTTCCTATTATATCTAAAGATACTGGGAAATTATATAAAATGAATTTTATGTTAAATATTTATTTACCTAAAAAATATGATATAAATACTAAATTAAGCCCAAGAAATGTTAATATGATTTTTTTAAAAAATGCTATATTAAATAATATATCAGATTATGATAGAAAATATATGAGTTTAAGTTATTTTGATACTAAAAAAGCTACTTTTATATTTGAAAAAGATAAGTGGATGAAAGATGCTGTTAATAACTTATCTTCAAAAAAAGAATTATCTAAATTTTCAAGAAGTTTTAAATTAAAAATAGCTCCCCCAAGAATGATACTTCAAGATATGAGTAGTGAATATTGGGGAAAATATATTTTAAGACATTTTAAAAAATATGTAGATGATAAGAAAAAAGGAAAAGAGTTTTTTAGATACTTAATACCAAAAGAAATGGCTAAAAAATTAGAAAGAAAAATGGCTAATATGTTTGATTGGAATTATAATATCCAAACAAATAAAATAACTGCTGTTTTAAAAAGTTTTTGGGTTTTAGCCATCATGTATTCAGCAGCTAAAGTTTCTAAAAAAATAATAAATAAAGAAGCTTTTTTTAACGCAAAAGTAAAAAAGAATTTAAATATATTTAAAAATACTAATTATAATAAATATATTAATAAAAATAAAATTTTCTAATGTAAAGATAAAATATACTTGACAAAAACTTTTGTAAGTGTTATAATGTTAAAAAACGCTCCGTATGGAGGTTTAATATATTTTTAAGGAGGGAGCTATGAATAATAGACCCGTATATTTCGATGATTTTTTTACAACACTTTTAAAGGACGCAGATAAGGTTTTTGAAAAAAACTTATCTTATAATTGTCCTTCATTTCCACCCGTTAATGTTTATTCCAAAGAGGACAAAACAATTGTTTATGAATTCGCTTTAGCTGGATATGACAAAAAAGATATCAGTTTGGAGTTTGAAAATAATTATATGGTCTTGAAGTTGGAAAAACCAAAAAGAGAAGATTATGGTAAAATAATTTATCAAAAATTAAAATTAAGCTCTGATGTAAAAAGATATCATTTACCAAGTGATAAGTTCTTTTATGATAAAGCAGTTGCTACTTTTAAAAATGGTATTTTATTAGTAGAAATTCCAAGTAAAATTCCTGAAAAAGTTTTAATAGGTATTGAATAAAAAAAAGCCCCGAAAGGGGCTTTAAACATTATATATAAACTTATCACTTCCACAATCCCATATCCTATCTATTCCATTAATTAACATGTTTTGATATTCAGTTATATTTATATCAAAATAATCTAACTTTTTAGGCAATTCTTGCTTTCTATATCCAAATCTATGTTTCCTTATACCATTAACTACATAGTAATAATTAACATTAGTTGAATCAACTTTTTTCATTCCTATATTTGTATAAAATGTTCCTTTATTCCATCTCCTATCACTAAATGTAAATATAGTATCTACTTTATAATTTTTTATAAAATGCTGAAACATTTTACTCCCTAATCCCATTATTAAATACCCTGCTTTAACTGAAAAACGTGATAACTCATATTCACCCTCTGTTTTTTTCTTTCTCCCTAACGCAACTCTAGGTTTTACAAATGTCATTACTCCAACTAATTCATTTAAATAAAAAGCTCCTAACTTAATAGATGCTCTATCAACTCCTTGTATGTGAGTATTTAATAAAAATTCATTCTTTGTAGAAGCTTCTATTTCTTTAATTATAGTTTTTCTACCACCTATTTTAACATCATATATTCCAAGAAAATGTTTTATTCTATTTTTTACTATTAATTCTTTAAATATCCACTCATCTTCAAATATTTGAATTAATCTTATTCCTTTCTCTTTATATGATAACATCTTATTTAAATGAAATCTCTTATCACCTATTTGTTGCTCACTATGATAATGTAAATTATATATAGTAAATGCTATAGAATGCTTTTCTATATATATTATATCATCTTCTACTCTATATTCTGCTATGGATGATATGAAATCTATTAATTCACTTTTTAAATCTCTATTTGGAGAGTTCGCAATAGAAGAAGCAAGTGATCTATTCGGTATGAATATATTTTTAGCTCCATTATTTTCAATATTTAATTTTCTAACATGATCTATCACTTCTTTATTTACAACAGGTTTTAAACATTCTTTACATCCACTCCCTCGTAAAAAATTCTTTGGAGCTACTGAAAAATCACCATGTTCTTTACATGTTATTATTAATTTCGTGTTAGTGTTTTTATATACTGCTTTAGTATATAAATACTTTGTCCCAAATTTAGCAATACCTTTTTTAATAAATTCATCAATTCCTAAACTTCTTTCTTTAGAAGCTTTCTCTTTACTACAAATAGGACACCCTGTTTTCCTACTTAAAAAAGCCTGTGGAGTTTTAGAAAATACACCATGTATTTTACATATTATTTTAACTTTTGTTTTATAATCTATATAATTTACTAATCTATAATCATATAAATCCCCATAAATTGCTTTCGCTTTCTCTATAAATATTTCATTTGTTAATCTCATAAATTTATGATACATTAAATAATAAATTTTGTCAATAGTTATTGTATTAAAGTATAATGTCTTATAACAATATTTTTCTTCAACACATTCTATTAAATATAATTTTTTCAATTTTTCTCTCAATGCTTTATCCTCTATTAATACTTCACAATCAACTGTAGTATCTAAAGCATCCATTAAAGCATAAAATTCACCTTTATCCAATTTTTCCCCCAAGTAATTTTAAATATTTTTTATATGGAAAATCTACTAACTTATCATCAGAACTCTCTTCATAATCTAAAAATATATTTATATCATTTATTAATTTCATTATAACTTTCTCTTTCTTATCTAAATTAGATAATTCAAGTATTTTACTTTTCGCTAAATCATCTATTACTCCCCTATTTTCTAAACTATTTATAAAATCATAAAAATAACCCTCTATTGTTTTAGTTCCTATTATATCATTCTTATATTTATTAAATGGTAAAGAAAATAATCTCTTTCTATTATCTATTACTTCAACTTTTATTTTACATTTATACTCTTTTTCATATTTCTCTAAACAATTAAAACACCAATATAATTGATTATTTAATACATTAGCATATCTCTCTTCACATCTCATACATAAATGATCTATTCCATTTTTTAATCTTTCCTCTTTTATTTTATTATATCTTTTTTTATCATACTCTTTTTTAGTCAAAATGAACTCCTATTATTCCACTTTTATTATATATGATTTGATAGTAAAGTTAAATATAATTAAGGAGAGAAAAATATGTCAATTTATATTAGTTCAAGTGAATCAAATACTTTAGAACCTATGAGGAAAAACCGTTGGGTTGTTTCCTTTACAACTGTTCCAGGATCAGATAAATCAGAAGCTTTATCTTTTGCTGCCCATACAGCTGCTCAACCACAAATTACTTTTAATGTTGGTGAACATCATAGAATAAATGAAAAAGTTTATACAGCTGGGAAACCAAGTTATAATCAAATCCCAATAGCTTTTTATGATTTTATCAGAGGCGATAATTCAGCCGGTGATATTTTATATAATTGGGCCTCAACTATTTATAATCCTATCACTGGGCAGATGAGCTTTAAATCACAATATTCTACTTCCGCTACTTTAGCACTTTTAGATCCAATGGGTGGAGTGGCTCGTTTGTGGAATTTATTCTATTGTTGGCCAAGTGAAGTTAATTGGAACGATTTATCTTCAGAAGATGATGGACTTATGGATGTATCGATGACTTTACATTATGATTATGCCATAAAAGCGAAGGATGAAGACACGTCCAAGTAAAATAAAATAAAATAAATTATACCCTATCTAATATTAGATAGGGTATTTTTATTGACAAAATCTATTATTTAATGTATAATAATGTATGCGAAGAAAAACAACTGAAGAGTTTATAGAAGAAAGCAAAAAAATACATGGAAATATTTATGATTATTCTAAAGTAAATTATATAAATGCTTATACAAAAGTAGAAATAATATGCAAAATACATGGTTCATTTTTTCAAAGACCTGATAAGCACTTAATAGGACAAAGATGCCCTATTTGTAGTAAAGAAAAAACATCTTTAGGGAAAGAAGGTTTTACAAAATTAGCAAAAAATATTCATGGCGATAAATATGATTATTCTAAAGTAAATTATATAAATAATAAAACAAAAGTAGAAATAATATGCAAAATACATGGTAATTTTTGGCAAAGAGTGGGGGATCATTTAAATAACCACGGATGTCCTTTATGTGGAGATTTAGTTATAAAAGAGAAACTATCAGATTCATCCGAAGATTTTATAATTAAGGCAAAAAAAATACATGGTGATAGATATGATTATTCTAAAGTAAATTATTACAATAACACAACCAAAGTTGAAATAATATGCAAAACACATGGTAATTTTTGGCAAATCCCATCAGATCATTTAAGACATCATGGATGTAAAAAATGTTATTATGCAAAAATTTTAAGCAATACAGAAGATTTTATCAATAAAGCTAATATAGTTCATAATAATTTATATGATTATTCTAAAGTAAATTATATAAATAATATAACAAAAATTGAAATAATATGTAAAATACATGGTAGTTTTTGGCAAATACCTTATATTCATTTACAAAATCATGGATGCCCTGTTTGTAATAGTAGTAAAGGAGAAATGCTAATAGCTAATTATTTAGAAAAACATAAAATAAGTTTTATTCCTCAAAAGAGATTTGATGACTGTAAAAATGTTAACCCATTACCTTTTGACTTTTACTTACCTAATTATAATATATTAATTGAATTTGACGGAAAACAGCATTTTGAAGTAAATGAGTTTTTTGGTGGAAAAGAAAATTTCATTAAACAACAAATAAATGATAATATAAAAACAAATTATAGTAAAGAAAATAATATATCTTTAATTAGAATAAGGTATGATGAAATAGATTATGTTGATAAAATATTGACAAAATATATTATTTAATGTATAATAATGTATGAGAAGAAAAACAACTGAAGAGTTTATAGAAGAAAGTAAAAAAATACATGGTGATAGATATGATTATTCTAAAGTAAATTATATAAATAATATAACAAAAATTGAAATAATATGTAAAAAACATGGAATATTTTTTCAAACACCTTTAGGACACTTAAAGACAAAAGGATGTCCTATTTGTAGTAAAGAAAAAACATCTTTAGGAAAAGAAGGTTTTATAAAATTAGCAAAAAAAATACATGGGGAAAAATATGATTATTCTAAAGTAAAATATGTTAATAATAAAACAAAAGTAGAAATAATATGTAAAATACATGGAAGTTTTTGGCAAATACCTAACAGGCATTTACAAGGAAATGGGTGTAGTGTTTGTGCTAATAACTATAAATCAAATACAGAAGAATTTATAAAAAAGGCTAATATAGTTCATAATAATTTATATGATTATAAATTAGTAAATTATATAAATGCTAAAACTAAAGTGGAAATAATATGTAAAAAACATGGGATATTTTATCAAATACCAAATAGTCATTTAAATGGTAGAGGATGTCCTGTTTGTAATAATAGTAAAGGAGAAATGTTAATAGCTAATTATTTAGAAAAACATAAAATAAGTTTTATTCCTCAAAAAACATTTGATGATTGTAGAAATAAAAGAGTTTTACCATTTGATTTTTACTTACCTAATTATAATATATTAATCGAATTTGATGGAAAACAACATTTTATAAATGATAATTGGGGAAAAGATAATTATAAAAAAACTGTGTTTCATGATAATATAAAAACAAACTATAGTATAGAAAAAGGTATTAAATTAATTAGAATAAGATATGATGAAATAAATTACATAGGAGAGATTATTGAAAATTTTGTTAACAGCTGACTTACATTTAAAAAAAGGAATTAGAACTGATGTTGGTTTAAATTATTTAGATTATTTAGAAAAATATTATATTAAACATGATTTAAAATACTTAATATTTTTAGGTGATATATTAGATAAAAGTTCAAGTATAAAAAATGAAATGTTTATACCATTATCTTTGAAATTGTATGATATGAAAGAAAAAGGGATAAACATGATATTTCTTTTAGGCAATCATGATATATTTAATGTGGACAATGACAGTATAGTAGAGACTTTTGCTCCGTTTGGGCAAGTGATAAAAGAAACGACTGTATTGAATATATTAGGGGAGGAGGTAATATTTTTACCATATACGAAGAAAGTGGAGGATATAGAGGAGTTAGATAGTTTAACATTATTCACACATTTATCGATAGCTGATTTTTCATTTGATAATAATTACCATGCTACTGAAAAAATAGCATTTCCTAAAAAGATGTTTGAAAGATTTGATAAAGTAATTACAGGGCATTTTCATAGGCATCAGGAGTATAAAAATATAACTTATATAGGAAGTCCATTTCAAATGAATAGAGGTGAAATAGATCAATTAAAAGGATTTATGGTAATGGAGATGGATACATTAGAAACAGAATTTATAGTATATAATGAAGCCCCAACATATATTAATATATCTATGGAGAATATAAAGAATTTAGACACAATGGATTTAACGAATAAAATAGCAGTTATAAATGTGGATAGGAAGATAGAAGATTTTGCTAAATTAAGATATATTTTATTAGAAAAAGGGGTAGTAGATATATTACCTGTATTTGAGGTAGTAGAAGATGATTTAACATTAGTAGAAGATGTTAAACTAAATAACAATTTAGAAGATATAGTTAAGGAATATATAATAGAACAAAATAAAGAATTTGAAGAAGATATATTATTTGCTTTTAATAAAGTGCTGGAGGAAGTGTGAAAATAATAAATATAAAAATACAGAATTTCAAATCGTATGGAGATAAGGAAATAGTATTTAATTTAGAAGATTTTATAACAAGAATATTTATAGGTGATAATGGGCAAGGTAAATCATCTATAATAGATGGATTAGTATGGTGTTTATATGGGTATAGTAATGGAAAAGCAGATAGTATTATAAATAGAGAGAATAAAAAAGATTGTAAAGTTGAAACAAATTTTATAATAGATAATGATTTATATTCTATAATAAGATATAGAAAGCATAAAGAGCATGGAAATAAAATATTAATATTTAAGAATAAAAAGAATATATCACCTTTAAAAGCTACAGATAGTCAAGCATTAATAGATGAAATTATTGGAATAAATTTTATAGCAATGACATCATCAGTTATATTTTCAGCTGAAATGTATAGTTCTTTTTTAAAAAGCAAAGGGTCTGAAAGACTAAAAGTAATGGATAATATATTAAATTTAAAAATTATTCAAAAGTGGAATGATATTGCTAAAAAATTAAAGAAACCTATTACAGATAAAATAGATGATTTAAATTTAAAACATGAAAAGATATTATCTGGAGTATCTACTATAGAGGAAAATATAGAAGATTACAAAAAAACAAGTTATGATAAAATAGTTTCCTTTAAAAAAGAAAGAAAAAATTTAGAAGAAGAAGTTGTTAAATTAGAGGAAGAGATAACTGAAATTTCTAAAATAGATTATGTATCTGAATTAAAATTAATAAGTGAAATAGAGGAAGTAGTAGATAATAATTTAAAATATAATAATTTAATAAAAGAAGAAAATATATTATTTGAAGAAAAGAAAAAAGAATTAAATGATAAAACGGTAGAATTTGATTTACAATCTTTAGCTGATTTAAAATTAAAACAAGAAGAGTATAGCAAAATAGATTTTGATGAATTAATAAATTCTATTAAAAAAAATGAAGAGATAGAAAAGAAAATTAGTGTATTAGAAAATAAATTAAAATTAATTACAACAAGTGAAGTATCTTTATATACAAAAAACATTAAAAAATTACAAACAGAATATGATAAGTTTTTAAAGCAAAGAAAGGAATTAGAGAAAAATATTTGTCCTATGTGTAAGTCAGTATTGGATGATAATAAAGATTTAATAATAGAAGTAGAAAAAGAAATTGATTATAGATTAAAAAAAATAGAAGAAATAAAGTTATTAAAAAGTAATTTAGAAAAAGAGAATTTAGAAAAAGAAGAGAAGAATTCATTAATAAATGAAGAAATTAAATTGTTAAGAGAGGATTGGAAAATAATAACTGACTCAATGGATGAAGTATTATTAAAGAAAGAAGAATTTTCAACATTAAAAAATTCAATAAAGCTATTAACAAAAGATTTTGAAACAACTGATTTATTAAATAAAGAGTATATTAAACAAATAGATTCTTTAGTTTTAAATCATAATACTTTAATAGAGAATTTAACAGAAAATTTAATAGAAGAAAAAAACAATAGTAAATTTTCTAAAGATTTTTTAATGAATTTAGAAATAGAGGTTGAAAATTTAAATAAAGTAATTTATGAAAAAAAGGATGAAATAAAGAATATAAATGTAAAAGCAAAAGAATCATACGATAAGGATTTTATAATTAAATTAGAAAATAAAAAGAAAGTGTTAGTAAAAGGAATGAAAGAGGTTGTTAGTGAGATCAAAGAATATAAAATAAAAGAAGGGAGTTATATTAAATTATTACAATTATTATCTAATAAGAATGGAGGAGTTAAGAAATATATAATTTCTAAAATAATTTCTTCATTTAATGAAAAAATAAATTATTATTTACCTATGTTTTTTGATTATAAAGTTGAGATAATGTTTGATGAAGATTTAAATGAAACAATATTAGTTAAAGAAAAAGAGGTTGAATTTGATACATTTTCATCAGGAGAAAAAGCAAGATTTGAAATAGCAATAGCTTTTTCATTATTTTTAATAGTTAAAAAGTTTTTTAGTTCATCAATTAGTTTTATAGTGTTTGATGAAATATTAGATAACAATTTAGACAATGAAGGAATAAGAAGAATAATAGATGTTATTAAATCACTTGAAAAGAATAATTCTATTATTGTAATTTCTCATAAAGATGAATATAAAGATTTATTTAATAATAAATTTTATATAAAGAAAGATAAAGATAATTTTAGTTATGTAAAAGCTGGCTAACCAGCTTTTACAATATTTTTCTTATAAGGTAATTGTTTTTGATTTATTTTATTAATTACTTTTTGATTTGGATTATTGTAAGAAGTAAATTTATTTATATTATAAGACTGTTGAGGTTTAATAGGAGGATTAGGTTTTTTAACAACGTTATTTAAAGCGTTATTAACCTTCTTCTTTTTTTCATCTGATACTTTATCATCTACTTTAACAGTCTTTACTTTATCAACTACTTTGTTTACAGTGTTTTTTGTTTTATCAACTATATTTTCTTTTGTTTTGTCAATAACAGAATCTACTTTTTTAACATCTTTTTTAACTTTATCAGATACTTTATTAACTACTTTATTAATAGCTTCTCCAGCTACATTAGCTTTAGATTTAATATTATTAATACCTTTTTTTATATTCTCTTTATTTATTTCTTTAGAAGCTCTGGCAATATTTGTTCCTACTTCTTTTGCTTCTTTACCAATTGCTACTCCAGCAGTTTTTGTTCCTCTACCAATTGCTGATCCAGCAATTTTAGAAGCTCTACCAACTTTTGTATCTTTAATTTTTCCTAATTTTTCTTTCATAACAGAATAAGCATCTTTACTAACTCTTCCAACATGTTTAGCTGTATTTATAGGGTGTAATGCATTTATATCATTTTTTCTGCTCAAAGTTAAATTAAATTGAGAGTAAAGTCTTTTAGCATCATAATATGCGTTCATAGCAGTTCTTTCAGCTTTTGCTTTACTACTATCAGTAGGGTATACTGTAAATCCTCTTTCTGCTTTTTTAGCCTTATCTAAAAGTTCCCCTAAATCTTTTTTTAAGCCACTTATTCTAAATTTAGCTATTGAATTCTTTTTAGGATCTTTTTCAACTTTCTCAACTTTAGCTTCAACATCAGCTATTATATTTTTTATATCACTTTGATTTTTTTTAACTTTTTCTATTCCACTGATATCATCATCTATGTCATCATCATCATAATTAAATGTATCATCTTCAGTTTTAGTTTTAGTTTCACTATCATCTTCATCTTCATCTTCATCTTCATCTTCATCTTCATCATCTTTTACTTCAACTGTTTTATCTTTTACTTTATCTTTTACTTCATCTTTTACTTCATCTTTTACTTTATCTTTTACTTCAGTTGTTTCATCACCTTTATCATTTTTATTTTTAACTTCAGTTGTTTCATCATCTTTATCATTTTTATTTTTTACTTCAACTGTTTCATCATCTTTATCATTTTTATTTTTATTTTTTACTTCAGTTGTTTTTTTATTAATATATTTTGATTTCATAATTTCAGCAAAACTATCTTCATCTTCCATGTTGAATTTAGAGAATAATTTTTCAGCCACATCTGGACTTATTTTTTGTTTTGTTCCACTATCTTTATTATTAACTGTTTTATTAGCTCTATCTTGTATAATAGCTAAAGCAGTCAAAACTCTTCTTGTGTCATGAGGAGCAGCAGATATGTCATCTTTATATTTTAAATAATCACTTTTTAATTGTTTTAATTCCTCAGATTCCCCGTTTTTACTTTTTGTCTCAAAATCTTGTAATATTGTTTGAGCTGTTTTTATATTATTCATATCTGCGTAAAAACTACGTAAATCTTTATTAAAATCAAAATCTTCAAATTTTTCTGTTAAGTATTGTTTAAAAGTCATATAATCTCCTACACTACTTACCTTTACAAAAACTATTGACAAAATACATTTTTTATTGTATAATATATAAAAAAGGAATATATATGACAGAATTACATTTACATACTAACATAGGAAGTAGGTTAGATGCTATGGCTTCTTCATTTGATTATGCTAAATTAGCTAAAAAAAATGGACATAAGTCATTAGCTATTACAGATCATGGAAGAATGACAGGTATTTTAAATCATCAAAAAGCTTGTTTAGAAAATGATATAAAACCTATTTTCGGAGTGGAGGCTTATTTAACAGATGAACTAACTTCTTTAAATGAAAAAAACAAAAGAATTAGAACAAAAACAAATCATATTATTTTATTAGCCAAGAATGAAATAGGTTATAAAAATTTATTATATTTAAACTACATATCCTATAAAGATGTAGAACATTATTATTATAATAATAGAATATTAGAAAAAGAATTATTTGATAATAGTGAAGGTATAATAGTTGGAACTGCTTGTTTAGCTTCTAAATGGAATAGACTAATTATGGATGGTAAAATTAAAGAAGCTGAAAAGTTATTTGTTAAGTATAGAGACCATTTTAAAGATAATTTTTATACTGAAATCCAAATAAATGAAATAACTAATACTATTGATAAAGCTGAATTCGGGCAGAAAACTGTAAATGAAGTTATGATGTCTTTTGCTGAAAAATATGATGTCCCAATTTATATAGGTGGAGATGTTCATTATCTAAATCCAGGAGATGATTTACTTCAATCTGTTTCTATTGCTATTAGAAATAAAGAAACTATGGATAATTTATCATGGGAATTAGAAAGTAGACATATGTATTATAAAAATGAAATAACTGTTTTGAAATTAAATAAAGAATTTGGCTATAATTATGATGAAAGAAAATTGAAAAACTATTTTAATAATTCTGATTTAATAGCTGAAAAATGTAATTTCTTATTACCTGAAAGAAAACAAATGTTTTTACCTAAATTATATGATGATGATGATAAAGTATTAATCACTAAAGCAAAAAATGCTTTAAATAAAATGTTCGATGAAATACCTGTAGAATATTCTAATAGATTGAATTTAGAATTAGAACTTATTATTAGAAAAGGCTTTAGTTCTTATCTATTAGTTTTAGAAGATATTTTTCAATTTATAAAAAAAGAAAATATATGGGTTGGAGCGGGTCGTGGCTGTTATACAGAAAATGCTATGGTTTTTACAAACAATGGGTTTAAAAAAATTAAGGATGTAAAAATAGGTGATACTGTGATAAATGAAAAAGGGGAGGAAGATACTGTAATAAATACTTTTATTTATGACATAAATGAAGAGCTTTATGATATAAGCTATGTTCATTCTTCTAATACTTTTTCACCTAAACAGTGCACTGGAGATCATAAACAATTAATAAGAAGAAATGAAAAGAACATCTGGGTTGAAACAAAAAATATAAATCCAGAAACAGACTTAATTTGTTTACCTAAAATAAAAGAAAAAAAAATAAATGAAATAAAAGAATTTGATTTGTTAGATTATAATATATTTAACTATGAATATGATGAAAATTATATATATGAAAAAGTAAATGCAAATAAAAACTCTTTTGTTATTAAGAAAATAAAAAGAAAAGTAAAAGTAGATAAAAACTTTTTCAGGATGATCGGATTGCTTGCTGGAGATGGTTGGGTTCCATATTATGATAGTAATTCTTCAAAAACAATTACATTAGCTATAAATAACAGCAATAAGAAAGATAAATGGAATAGAAAAGAATTTGAAATTTTTTATGATAAATTTTTTGACACAAGAGAGTTTTTATATGAAAATATTTCAAAAACAAAGAAACTAACTCAATTATATATAAATTCAAAGATTATATCTAATTTCGCTAAAGAAGAAATGATTTTTTACGATTTAAATAAACAAAAATATATTGATGAAAAATGGGTAAATCAAAGTAATAAAAATATTAGAAATATATGGAAAGGACTGTTGTATTCTGATGGATATTGGAGAAGACAAAATAGAAGTTTGAAAATAAATTTTGATAATACTTCATTAAAATTAATTACTAATTTTTGTGAAATTTCTAACAGACTCGGCCTTATTCCATCTATTAGTCATAAAGATAAATATTTATGTAATGAATCATACAAAGTAAGAACAGATCTATTTGATCGTTCAAACCTTCAAGATGAAGATTATTATTATATGGATATAAACAAAATAAAAAAGCTAAAAAAAAGAAAATGTAAGGTTTATGATTTAAGTATAAAAAATCATCAATCCTTTATGATCGATAATATGATAACTCATAACTCAGGGGGCGGAAGCATCGTTCTATATTTATTGAATATTACCAAAATTGATCCAATAAAATATAATTTATTATTTGAACGTTTTTTATCAAATGAAAGATCTATTGATGTAGTTTATGATTACTTTGGAGAAGCTAAATGAAATATTTAAAAGAAATGTGCGAGAAAAGTGAAAGATTTAAAACACTTTCTGTAGAAAATATGAAAAAATATAAAAAAGAAATTATTGTAGCTAAACGATTTTATAATAATGGTAGAAATCTATTTAATGAATTAAGAGAAAGTAAGAATTTGAAAACTCAATATGTTATTCCTTATTTACTAAATTTAACTAATTTAATAACAGATGAAAAAATGGAAATGGTTCAAGTAAAAGCCGGAGCTTCAGGGGGAATAGATGTAGATGTGGATGTTCAACCGTCTGCTCGTGAGAGGATCTATATATATTTAAAAAACAAATATGGAGAGGATAAAGTATTTCATATAATAACATTTAGTAAATTAAAATTAGCATCTGCTACAAAAGATATAATGAGAGTATTTAAAATAGGTGATTTCAAAACAAATAATGAATTTACAAAATGTTTAGATGGTGATTTAACATTTGAAGAAAATATACAATTATTAAAAGCAGAACATCATAAACAATATAAAATGTATTTGGATAATAAAGAAGTATTTGATATAATTCCAAAAATGTTAAATATACCTCGTGGAGCTGGAAAACATGCTGGAGGAATAGCAATATTAGATAGGCCAATTTATGACTTAATTCCAGTTGAGAGAATTAATGGTGATTTAGTGACTGCCTACCAAGAGAACGGATCACAGACTGATCTCGATGAAGCCGGAATCGTTAAGTATGATGTGCTTGGAATTACGATATTAGATATAATTGAAAAAGCATATGATTTAATAGATGAGAAATTATATTTAATAGTAGAAGATGGAATAGAAAAAATAGTTTCAGAAAGTTATTTAGATGAGGAATTGAAATTGTTATGAAATTGTTGAATGAAAAAAAATAATATATTTTTAATTAAAAAAGAAGTTAGATAACATATATAAAATAGGAGAATAAATGAGTGATGATTTAGTTTTTAGAAAAGTATTATATTATTTTTTAAAGAGTTTTTTAGAGAATAATGATTTAGAATATATGACCTATACAGAAGATAAAGAATATAAACTTTGGATAGAAGACGAAAATATAATAATAGATAGTGAGGAGATATAATGGCATATACAAATAGCGAAACAAGTAAATTATTAAATAAGAGAATAGTTGAATTTGAAGATTCAATTAATTTAATGGAAAAAGGGATGAATAAGAAAGGTGATGAATTTGATAAAAGTTTAATAGCGTTTCAATTTGGGAGAATGCAATCAATCTATATACAAGTAGCAGAACTATTAAAGAACTTAAAAGTGATATAAAACACTTGACAAATAATATATAATATGTTATAATATATTCATGGAGCAACTATGGATATAGACAAAGACAAATTAAAAGAAGAATTTTTAAAAAAGAATTATGATTATTTTTTTAAAGAAGCGAGAGTTATTACAAATTTTTTATTAATTCAAAGTTTTAAAATTTACAATCAAGATATTCGAGAAGATATGATTCAAGAATGTTTAGAGAATTTATGGAAAAAAGTTGTAAATAACAAAGTTAAATCGGAATATAATTTATTTGCTTTTATTTGGAAAAACAGTCAATTTAGAATATTAGAAATTTTCAGAAAAGAAAAAAACAGAAACAGGATAGCACCTTTTACCTCTTATGATGAATTAGATGATATAAAAATATCTAATTATATTGACTCAAGAAAAGAAATAGGATATAAATATGTTGATACTCAATTAAAGGAGTTATGGATTGCTTAAAGTAATAAGAGAAGTTAAAAAAAGTGAATTAAAAGATTTTTTATATAATATGGATTTAACTGATGAAAATTTATATAAAGAAGCTAATTCAGATACTTCATTAGGGATTTTCCAATTTACAGGGAAAACAGCTAATAGATTATTAAAAGAAGTTAATCCCTCCTCATTTGAGGAATTAGTAGCTATAAATGCTTTATCAAGACCTGGAAGTATTGAAATGTTGCCACAATATTTAGAGGGGATGGAAGGAAAAGAAAGTCATTACCCGAGAGAATTAGATCCTATATTAAAATCTACAAATAATACTATTTTATTTCAAGAACAAATAATGGCTATTTTTAATAAAATAGGGAACTTTACTTTAGAGGAAAGTAATAGTATCCGTGGTTTAATGAAGGTATTAGGAAAAAAAGAAAAAAAGCAAGAAGATTTAGATGCTTGGGATAGAGCAGTTAAAAGATTTATAAAAGGGGCTGAAAATAATAATATAAAACCTTTTATGGCTAAAAAACTGGCAGACGATATGGTGGCCTTTTCTGCTTATAGTTTCAATCGTTCACATGCAGTAGCATATACATTAGTAGCTACAATGACATTATATCTTTCATATTATTTTAGGAAATATTTTTATTCAGCTATTTTAGATTATGAAATAGATAAAGATAATGAAATTTTAACAGTTTTTAATAAAGTAAAATTAAATAATTATGATATAATGCCTCCTGATATAAATGAAAGTTATACAAATATGTATCCTATTGATAATACAATATTATATGGGTTATATAATATAAAATTTGTTGGAGAGAAACCTTGTGCGAAAATAATAGAAAATAGACCATATAATAGTTTATTTGATTTTATAATGAAAACAAGAAGTAGAGAGGTAAACTCAAAAACAATTAAAGCTTTAATATCAGTTGGAGCATTTGATAAATTTGAAGAAAATAGAAAAAAATTATTATATATATTTGAAAGATTTTGGAAAGAAAAGAAATCAATTAAGATAGTTGAGAAATTAGAATATATATATAATAATATAGAAAAAGAAAGCGAAAGAATGATTGGATTAAATACTACTTTAAGTGATTTAAGAAAATATGAGAAGGAATTTTTTGGATTTAATTTTTTCACATCAGTTTTTTCACCTGAATTAACAAAAGCATTTATAGAAATGAGTAAAAAACATTTAATATATTTTGATATATCAGATGTTAGTAGAATATCTAAAAAATTACCTGTTAACATTTCATCAATTAGAACTTTAATAGATAGAAATGGGAAAGAAATGGCATTTTTAGAAATAGAAGATTTAACAAATACTAAAATAACAATTCCTGTTTTTGGTAGTTATTGGATTTATATTAAAGATATGATACAAGAAGATGAAATATATTTATTAAATGTTTATTTGGATGATAAAGATAATATATTATTTGGAGAGAAGAGTTGGGGACTATCTGAAGGTAAAATAATAAGAATGGTTAAGAAGGTTGGGTAGATAATTGGTAAAGATAATAGTATGTTAGTTTTAAACAAAATACAAAAAACGATTACTGGGAAAACTGTTAAGCCTTTTACTGTTCAAGGAGATACAGTTTATTGTATTGATAAAAAAGGAAATGTTGTATATATAGATGTTAATGAATTTGATAACAATTTAGTTAAAAAAAAAGAAGTTGTTGTTGTTAATCCAATAGAACATTTAAACACTGATACTATATTTGATGAAGTAATTGAAAATGATGGTTTTTTTGAAGTTCCAATAACTCCAATAACTCCAATAACTCCAGAAACTCCAGAAACTCCAATAACTCCAGAACCTATAAAAACTCCAGGAGCTAAAGAACCTATAAAAATTCCAGAACCTATAAAAACTCCAGAAGTTATAAAAACTCCAGAAGTTATAAAAACTCCAGAAGTTAAAGAAGTTATAAAGCATAAAGAAGTTTATATATCAGATGATGATTATATATAAGGAGAAAAAATGAAATTAAGGAAAATAATAGATGAGATATTTGATGAAATAGCTTTAAAAAAAGAGATTCAAACTGCTGAAAATTTAAGTAATCAACATACTCAAACAATTGGGAAAATTAAAGATCAAATTAATGATCTTGAAAAAGAAAAATTTGAGAAAGAGAAAGAAGAACAACGAAAAGCAAAACAACAACAGTTAGATGCTGTTAAAGCAAAAAAAGTTTTAGCTCAAACAGAATTATCGAAAAAAAATGGGATAACAACTCATCAATTAACACCAGTAAGTTAATCTTACTGGTTTTTTATTGACAAAATATATATAATATGCTATAATATATTATAGGAGGGAATTTGAATAGTTTTTGTAAAGATTGTGAGCATAAAAATGTTCCAGCTATTTTTAAAGAAAAATATAATACATCAGTTAATAAGTTTTTTATAGAATGTCCGTTACATGACGAAAAAGTCGTATATTGTTTCAATAAAAATTTTAATATAAAATGGCAGGAATTTTATGAATGGCTTGTATCTAAAGGGATGTTAAGTAAAAATGAAAGAGAATTTTTGGAAGCAAACGAATGGAAAATTTCTTCTTGAAAGAGAAGCTTTAAATCTATCTTTTATATATTATAAAGAATATAGAAAATATAGTAGAAAATATATAAATACTGCTAAAGTAAAAGATAGTAAATATTGGCAGTATTTTATTAAAACAATTGAAATGTATGGAAGTAAAAATGAATGGAACGCTAATAAATATATTGAAAGTGTATTTTATAATAATGGTAAAGTGTTTCCAGCTCAATTAATGAGAAAAGATTTTTGGGATAATTATGTTGGAGAATATAGAAGAGGATATGTAGATAAAAGTAAATCAATAGCTTATTTTTTGTTATCTTCCTATAAAAAAATTGAAAAATGGAATAAAAACAAAGGAAATAAAGTAATTGATTATGAAAATTATATTAAAAGTAATTTAATGATGTTAGATAGAATGATTTTAGATCCTTATTTTTTATCAATTAGTAAATCATTTAAAAATTATTATTTTACTTTAGATATGTACGAACAATATAACATTAGAAGTCCTGATGGTTTAGAGTCAAATAGAAGAAGTGTGTTTACAGAAAAGAAAATTTTAGCTAAAATGAAAGAAATTTTAGGGGATGAGTTTGATGGGAGGAGTTTTCTATGAAAATAAGTGTAGATAAAGATTATAGTTTAGAATTTGAAGATGTTTTCACACCTTTAATTATTAAACAAGATAAAGAAAGAGTTTCTATGGTAGCAAGAGATGGGGGATTTGAAATAATTTATGATAAGAGCTTGATTATTTTAAAAAATGGAGTTATAGAGGCGGTGAAAACTAAATGAAAGTATTAGTGGATATGTTAAATATCATTTTTATAGAGTATCATGTAGCAAGAAGAAAATTACATGATGAAGGAAAAGTTCTTGATGAGGAAAATCTTCCTTTTTATGCTCATTTGTTATTTAACAAAATGAATTCTATTTTTCAAACTTATGGAGAATTAGAAATTTGTTGGGAAGGTAAAAAAAGTTTAGATTTTAGAAGAAGTATTTATCCAGAATATAAAAGGAATAGAGAAAAAAATAAAACAGAAGATGAGTATCAAATTTTAAAATCTTTTATTCCTAAAATAGAAGAAGTTTTAAATTATTATCCTTGCAGACAGTATAAAATTGAAAATGCCGAAGGTGATGATTTAATGTATAGTTTATGTAAAACTTTTGTAGAGGATTATGATGAAAAAGTAATTGTTTTATCAACAGATGGTGACTTAGTTCAATTTCAAAATTTTTGGGAAGATAAAGTTTCTGTTTATAATCCAATTAAAAGAAGTTTTGCAACAACTAAACCTAATATATTATTAGAAAAAGCAATAGTTGGAGACAGTTCAGATAATATTCCTGGATTATTTAGAGTAGGAATTAAAACATTAGAAAAAATGTTAGATGATAAAAATAAATATAATGAAATAATAAACAAAGGAAATAACAAAGAGTTATTTACTATGTTTACTAAAATAGTTGATTTAAGGAAAGCCCCTGAAAACATATTAATTGAAATAAAAGAATTGGTTAAAAAGCCATATAATGTTTTCCAAGATGGTGAAATAGAATTATTTTTCTGGGAAAGTAAACTACAAGATAATATAAAAAGATGGATGTTTGTTAAAGATGAAATCTGGCAAAAAATAAAACAAAAACAAGTCTATAAAGAAATAGAGACAGATATTATATTAGATGAAACAAAAATAATTAGTAAAATAGAAGTAGATGAAATAGATAAAATTTTAAGGGAATATGTATGAATGAAGAGGTTTTAAATATTTGGGGAAAATTAAGTGACATTCCTGTAAATAATTATGGAGAAATAGAAGAAGATTTTTTACATTTTCCAATTGGAACAGAAAGAGAAGAAATTTGGTTATGGTTAGAAGAAGAATATAATATAAGTGTAGTTGAATTAATGTATAAAGGAGAAAAATAAATGAAAGTAACAGTAGGAAATAGTGTGGGGATGACAATTTCTCCAAAACCTTATGAAAGCATAAGAGTTGAAACAACTTTTATGATTGAAAAAGATATAAAAGAAGGGGAAGAAGAAGCTTTATTTGAAAAAGTTGAAAAAAAAATAATGGAAGATTTAGAAAATAAAATTAGGAAAGTCTATAAAAAACAACTTGATTTGAAGAGTTCGTTAAATAACTATTGACAATAAATGATTTTTATTGTATAATATACTATAGGAGAGTAAATGAAGATAATTGGAATAGGTAATACAGGTGCTAAAATTGCTTTAATGTTAAACAAAGAAGCTACTGTTATTTTAACAGCAGAACAAGATACAAATAATTTTAAAGAGAATAAAAATGTATTTTCTGTAACAGAAGAAGGAGCCTCTAAAAGATTTAAGACTGGATTAGAAATATGGGAAAATAATTCTGATAGATTAAGAAATATTATTAAAAATTTTAAAAATGATTATATAATAGTTTTTTCAGCCATGGGCGGAGGTTCTGGGAGTAGTGCTTTAAATCCTGTTTCAAATATTTTATTGGAAAACAATAACAAAGTATTAGTTATTGGAATTCTACCATATAAAGGAGAAAGTAATCCTCCTTTAGCTAATTCTGTTCAATCAGTAAATAGTTTACTTCCTTTATTAAATAAAATAACTTTAATGTTATTTGATAACACTTATTTAATAAAATTACTTGGAACAAATTGGGATTTAATAAATAAATTCATTTCTCAAAGAGTCGATTATATGATTAATTTATTAGAAAAATATAATACCAATAATTATTCCCCTGTAACTTTAGATAAGAGTGAGTTATATTCTGTTATTTTCGGAACAGGGTTTTTAGATTTTAGTAATGATTTTTTAGAGGAAACTTTCCCAAAATTTACTTATAGCAAAATGGATAAAAATGCTAAAAATTGCCTTATAGGTATGTTTGTAGATGATAAAATAGATAATGAAAATATTAGCAAATATCATAATATATTAACTGATGTAATAGTTAAAATGAGTAAAAAAATACCTAACTCAAGAATGATTCCCGGTATTTTAAGGTATTCTATTAATAAATCAGGAAGTGCAGATAAATCAATTAAAGATAGAGCTTATTTCACAATTGTTTCCGGTTTAAATGCTGATAATTATATGAAAAAAATTGAGAAATTAAAAGATCAAGCTGTTAAAAAAGCCATTGCTTATAATGTAAAAGCTGATAAAGTAAAATTAGACAAAAAGGATTTAAAGGTATTAGATATATGAAAGATTTTGAATTGACATTAGACATTTTAGAAGAAAAAACAAATAATATAGGGTCAACTGTTAAGAAAATAAGTGATTTAGTAGATGATTATAAAGACGAAATAACAGATGATTATGATCTACCTGATTTAGATTTAGCTAAAATAAGTGAAAAGAAAGTTTTCACTTTAAAAATAAAAGACGTTGAAAATTTTATTGAATTAGCTTTAATTTTATTAGACTCTGGATATAAAATAAGTAAATTAGGTGATTTAATAACTATAGAAGAAGACAGAGAGGTTTTTTATTGAGAAATTGTAGAATTTGTAAAACACCTTGTGTGTCTGAATATAGAAGAATTACTAATTCTGGTAATAGTAGTTATTGTTTTATAGAAGCATTAGAATATAAAAGATCATTAAAATATAATAAAATAAAAGAGGGAATGAAAAGTATGAAAGAATTTATTAGTGAAGAAAGTATTAAAGTAATGGTTGAAGAGTTAGCGAATAAAATTAATGAAGATTATAAAGAAATTCATTTAATTGGATTACTAAAAGGATCATTTGTTTTTTTAGCTGATTTAATGAGAAAAATAACTATCCCAGTTACTGTTGATTTTATGTCTGTTAGAAGTTATGAAGGAACTGAAAGCACTGGCGAAGTTAAAGTTTTAAAAGAATTAAATGAAAGTATTTATGATAAAGACATTTTGATAGTAGAAGATATAATAGATACAGGAAATACATTACGGTCTATCATAGACTTGTTATTATTGAAACATCCAAAAAGTTTAGAAATAGTTACTTTATTAGATAAACCAAGTAGAAGAATTAAAAAAATAAATGCTAAATATACAGGTTTTACAATAGAAGACAAGTTTGTCGTAGGGTACGGAATCGATAGTTCACAGGCATATCGACAACTACCTTACATTGGAACTGTTCCATATAATGTTTCTGTTGGAAAAGAAGAAATAAAATAAAAAAAGTAGTATAATAAATAGAAGGAGAAAGTATGAATGAAGTGTTAGTTGGGTTGCAATGGGGCGATGAAGGTAAAGCAAAAATTATTGATTATCTTTCAGTTGATTATGATATAATAATTAGATTTAGTGGCGGAGCAAATGCCGGACATACAGTGGTAGTGGATAATAAAAAATTCAAATTTCATTTAATTCCTTCGGGGATTATTTATAATCATACAAAAGTTGTATTAGGAACAGATATGGTAATTGATACAAAAGAATTATATGAAGAATTAGATATGTTATCTAATATGGGTATTGAATGGGAGAATAGGATTTTTATATCTGATAGAGCACATTTTGTAATGCCTGTTTATAAAAAACAAGATATTGAAAGAGATTTAAAAAGAGATATTCCAATTGGAACAACTGGAAGAGGAATTGGGATAGCATATGAAAAGAAAATTGCAAGAGAAGGGTATAGATTTTGTGATAATTTAGTTGTTTTACCAAAAGGTTTAAAGGCAATAAATCTTCCTTATTTCATGGAAGAGAATAAAGATAAGAATATATTATTTGAGGGTGCTCAAGGGGCATTGTTAGATATAAATTGTGGAACATATCCTTTCGTTTCATCTGGATCAGCAATTTCAGCAGGAGCTTCAGCTGGTGGAGGAATTGGAGTTACTAAAATAGATTCCACTATAGGTGTTTTTAAAGCGTATATAAGTAAAGTAGGAAATGGAATTTTTCCAACAAGAATGGAAAAAGAAGATGAAAAGTTTATTAGAGAAAAGGCTGATGAGTATGGGGTAACTACAGGAAGACCTAGGGATATAGGATATTTAGATTTAGTTGCTTTAAAATATGCTTGTTTAATAAATTCAGTAAATAAATTAGCAATTACACATTTAGATATATTTTCAAATATGAATGATATAAAAGTAGTAGATCGTTATATGATTAATGGAAAAATAACAGAAGAGTTCCCATCTTCTTTAAAAAAATTAGAAAATGTAGATATAGGATATAAACTATTTAGTGGCTGGACAGAGGATTTAAGTAAATGCAAAACATTTGATGAATTACCATTGAATGTAAAAAGTTTAATTATTTATATTGAAGAATATACAGGAGTTGAAATATCTATTATTTCAACTGGAGCTGATAGATTAAATACAATAACATTGGAGGGAAAATGAGAAAGAAAGCATTAAAAAAAATGAACCCTAATAGACATAATATTATATTGTCTTTAAGGAAGAATAGTAATTTGAAAGAAATTTTAAATTCAAAAGGAAAAACAATTTTTTTAAACTTAAATAAAAGATTGTTATTTAATGAAAACTATATTGATAAAGAGTATAATATGGAATTAAGAAGACATGCTCAATATCATTATAATAAAATTATAAAAGAACAGGAGGTAGCAAATGGAGTTAAATGATGATGATAAGCAAAGAGTGAAGCATTTGTTTAATAATTGGTTAGAATTGAAAGATAGTAAAAAGTCTTTAACAGCAGAACAAAAAGATTTGGTAACTGAAGCATCAGATATTTTAGAGAGTAAAAAAGGGTTGGTTTCTAAACTGTTTTCTTTTTTAGAAAAAAAATTAGAAAATGGAGAAGATGAACTAGACGAGCTATCAGAAATAGCATCCTTAATAGATTAATTTATATTTCCTCTTTTGTAAAGATAATATAAGAGAGGAAAAATATATGAAACCAGTTGGAAATAAAGAATTATTAGAATGGATAAATGATGAAATCCCTACAGTAGCTCCTATGGGAATGGGACCAAGAGATGGAAGTGGTCCAAGGTGTAATCCTGATAATCCATTAAATAAAATATTAGAACCTGAAGTAATTGTTAAGAAGGTTGAGATTGAACCAGAACCAGAATCTGCTTTACCAAGGAGTGAAGAAAATAGGAAAATAGCTTTAGCTAAATTGAAGTTAGCATTTTCTGAAATAAATAATTTGCTTCAAGAATTATAATGGAAAAAGAAATTTTAGAAGAAATAAAAAAAACAAATAGATTATTAGAAAAATTAATAGGGGAAGTTCAAATACTTGATGAGCCTATTGATAAAAGTTATCATGATCTTGTTAAAAAAGAGGTAAGAGTGCCTTAAAATAAAGAAAGGGAGAGGGAATGGAATTTGTGGAAATACCTATTTCAATAAATATTGAAATAGGAGAAATGTTTAAAATAATTTATAGTTATAAGAAAAGAAATAAATATAACAAATTCATGAAAGATAAGAGATTTAATATATATGATAACTTTGAAAGAAAAATTTTAGAAAAAAGTCCAAATATCCCATCTCTTCAATATGATAGAAGAAAAGATTATGAAGATAGAACAGAAATATATTATATTATAATAAATGAAATCCCAGATTATATAATAAATAAATTAAAAGGAATGTTTGTTGTTTCCGGATGGATTCCTAAAAGTGCTGGTTGTGTTGATTGTGTATATAAAAAAAATGACACAGATATAATGTTTTTCTGTGATGTTAAACAAAAAACTTTAACAAATTATGTGAAAAATTGTAAATTCTTTCAGCAGGAAAAATATAAATGAAAATACCTAAATCAGTAGATAGAAGTTATTTAATTAAAGAATTAAATCCTGTAGATAAGGGAAGTTATTATTTAGCAAATTGTCCTTCTTGCGGAAAAAGAGAATTATACGTTTATAAAAATAAAGATTTTATGGTTTGTAATAGATTAAATAAATGTGGATATGTTAATAATATACTTAATTATTTAAAAGAGGATGGATTATCAAAAGCAGAAATTTCAAAACTTTTATTTTCTTCTGATAGTATTGAAGAGGAAGTAATAGAACAACAATTCATAACACCATTAAAAAACGTAAATTATTTCAACTCAGCTAATAAAAATTTTTCTTATAGATTAGCATATAATTATTTAAAAAAAAGAGGAATAAAAGATAATGTAATAAATGAACTAGGATATGTTAGCACAAATAGTTCTATAAAAATATATATACCTTTTTATGAGAGTGATATATTAGTATATTATACTTTAAGAGATATAAATAAAAATGCTTATTTAAGATGGACAGACCCTAAAGGAATAAATAAACATGAATATGTTTATAATTTAGATAATATAAAAAATACTGTTTTTATATTTGAAGGCTTAATGGATGCTTTATCGCTAGATAGTCAAATAGGAACTGCTATGCTAACTTCTAATTTAGGGAAAGTTCAAATAACAAAAATAATGGAACAGTCCCCTAAAAATATTGTTTTAGTTCCAGATATGGATAAAGCAGGTGTTTTATCTATTAAAAAAAATATTAATTTATTAAAAGAATATACACCTCCATCTTTAGATGTTAATATATTACTTTATATTTTAGATCCTATTAGATATGATTTAATAAATAATATTTTATCTATGAAATATAATTTAATAAAAGAAAATGAATTAATTAACAAGTTGAAAGGGTTTAAAGATTTTAATGAAACAAATAGAAGTTATATTGATTTAAAAGATTGTGTAAATCAAGATAAAAAAGGTATAGCTTTTGATTTATTAAAAAATTTTCAAAAATCATATATAAAAATATAATTTAATATAGGAGAATATATGAAGAGTGTCTTAATAGATAATTCAATACATGAGTTATTAAAAAAAGCATCTGTAGAGTCAGGTGTTAAAATAAAATATATTACAGAAATAGCTATTTTAGAAAAATTAGAAAAATTAGAAAAATTAGAAAAGGACGATAAATGAAAGAAGATGTATATGAAATAATTTTAAGTAATGAATTAGAAAAAATAGTTGAAACACATGATGTATTAGAAGATGAATTAACAGAAGCTATTGAAATAGGGGAAAAAATGATTAGAACATGTGTTCTAAATGGAGGTATAGGTTTAGCAGCCCCTCAAGTAAATATAAATAAAAAAATAATAGTTTATTCATATAAAGAAGAAAATGATCAAATGTTATATAAAATAGTTTTTAACCCAATGTATATTCCCCAAGAAAAGAAGATGACATCTGTATGGGAAGGATGTTTATCTTATTTAGATAAAGTATTTGCTATTAAAAGATATAAATATATAAGAGCCATTTATTATTCCTATTTACCAGAAGACAAAAAACTTTTAAAAATAACTAAAAATTTAAGAGGTGATGAAGCAATTGTATTTCAGCATGAAACAGATCATTTGTATAATAAACATATTGGTTTAGTTGGAATAGAAGTTGACATGAAAGAAATAGAGGATACAAATGCCGAAGATTAATTCAAAAAAGAAAGGAAATCGAGTAGAGCGTGAATTTGCTAAAGCGTTAAATAATAGATTTAATTTAGACAATGCTTTTCGTAGAGTTCCTATGAGTGGTGCATTTACAACTAATAATATTTTCACTGATGTTAGACAAGATGCAAAAGAAATACTATCCGGTGATTTAATAGTTCCTGAAAATTTTAATTTTAGTATTGAATGTAAGGGAAGGCAGGATTTTAATTTTTGGGATATGTTGAATGATGATACACTTCATTTAGAAATTGATGATTGGATAATACAAGCATCAAATGATGCCTCTATTAGTGGAAAAGAACCTTTATTATTAATAAAGGTTAATAATAGAAAACCTTTTGCTTTGTTTCCAGTAAAGTTAAAAGAAACCAATATTAGATATAAAGAATTTAGTGTTTTAAGATTTGATTATTTATTAAAATTAGAAGATAAATTCTTTTTTAAAGGGGAAATATGAAATTAAGTGATTATATATTAGAAATTGAATTAGAAGCAGATAAAGGATCAGAAGCAGTTTTCAACACTATTTTAAAACAAGTATTTACAAAAGAATATTTAGCTAAAATAGAGAAAATAATAGTTAAAACTATTAAATTTAAATATGGTTCTTTACCAAGTTCAGCTCCTGTAGCTACACAAGGAAGAACTATTATTATTGATAAAGAAAAGTATGATAAAATACCAAATCATATAAAAACAAATTATATTTTACATGAATTTATTCATATATTACAAAATACTAAATCATTTTTAGTATTAAATGCTTTTAAAGAAATTCACTTATTAACAAATGAACTAATGTCTATTTTTAAAAAAAATTCTGTAAAGCCTTATTCAGTGTTTTTAACAGGGCAAAATCAAAATATTGGAAGAGGTGGGAAAATGGAATTAGTTTCTTATTTAATGAATAATTCTTTTAATCCTTCAGCTTTAACTATTGAAGGAAAAAAACTATTTAAGAATGCTTTAATAAACTCAGATATTTTTAATACCTCCTCAAATTTTTGGAAATTAAGACTTAATAGATTTTAACTATTGACAAAATTTATAAAATGTTATATAATATGAACAAGGAGGGTTAATGTCTGAAAATTTAAAATTTGCTACTCAAAAATTAGAACCTTTAATATTAAATAATTGTATATTAAACCCATCTTATTTTCTGAAATTTAAAAAATACTTACAGACAGAAAAAGATAAAACATATTTTAATGATAAAAAATATCAAATGATTTTTAATATATTAGCAAAATATTATGATAGATTTCAAAAACTTCCCGTAAAAGAAACTTTTGAAATAATAACTGAAAAACTATCAAAAGATGATTTAGAGTTAAAAATGTATTATACTTCTATTATAAATAATATGTATTTAAAACAAGAAATAGATAATGATTTTTTAATGGAAGAAACAGCCAAATTTATTAAAGAAGCAAGAGTCTATGAAGCTTTGATGAATTCTCAAAACTTAATTGAAAAACAAGATTTTTCAAAAATAGTTTCCGAAATGGAGGAAGCTGTAAGAGTTAATTTTGATACAGATTTTGGAATATCTATTAAAGAAGTTGGAGAAGTTTTTAGACAAATAGATTTAACTGAAAATGTAAAAGTAGTTAGTAGTGGGTATTCAGCTTTTGACAGTATAATAGGTGGAGGTTTTAAACCAAAAAATCTATATGTTTTATCAGCTCTTCCAGGTTATGGTAAAACATTATTTAAAGGTAATATAGCCTTAAATATGGTTTTGCAAGGATATAAAGTAGTTTATTATTCTATGGAAATGTCTGTTTCTCAAATGATGACAAGATATTATCAAAATATAATTAATGTGTCAAAAACAGAACTTATAATTCATGAAGAAGAAAGTAAAGAATTGCTAAATAAAAAACTTAATTTAATAGAAGGTGATTTAATATTAAAAGAATATAACTCAAATTCTGTTTCTTCAAATGATATAATGGCTCATTTGAGAGATTTAAAAACTTATGAAAATTTCATACCAGATATCGTATTTGTTGATTATATTATGATTATGCTTCCAAACTCATATAATAAAGACGCAAGTATGTATGAAAAATATAATGATGTAGCTATAGAGTTGAGAAATATAGGAAAAGAATTTGATATTCCAATAGTTTCCTCTATTCAAATAAATAGAGAAGGAATGGATGATAAGGGTGGAACTAAATCGTCTGTCTCATCTAAAGCGCTTGCTGGAAGTAGAGGAGTTTTAGATACAGCTGATGGATTATTTATAATTGGAGCATCAAAGAAAGAAAAAGAAAAGAATTTATTTAAGTTAATAACAGATAAAAACAGGCATGGTCCAACAGACACAATTGTTAATTTTGAAATAGATTATGATCACATGAGAATAAATGAAAAGAGTGTAATGAATTAATGAAACGAGAGGAGTTTATATCTAAAGCAAATAAAATATATAATAATAAATATGATTATTCTAAAGTAAAATATATAAACAATAAAACAAAAGTTGAAATAATATGTAAAATACATGGTTCTTTCTTTAAAGAGCCAAGTAGTTTTTTAAAAGGAGTTGAATGTAATATTTGTAAAAAAAATAAAATAAGAGAAAATGAAAAAGAAAAATTTATTTTAAAAGCAAATAAAATATATAATAATAAATATGATTATTCTAAAGTAAAATATATAAACAATAAAACAAAAGTAGAAATAATATGTAAAACACATGGATCTTTTTTTCAAAAACCAAATGATCATTTGATGAAACATGAGTGCCCATCTTGCTCTTTAGAAAAAAACAAAGACACTTTTAAATTAGGTAAAAATAAATTTATATACAAGTCAAACAAAATACATAGAAATAAATATGATTATTCAAAAGTGGTATATGTTAATAGCAGGACAGCTATTAATATAATCTGTCCTATTCATGGGTCTTTTTTTCAGAAACCTCATGAACATTTAAGAGGTCATGGATGTAGGTTGTGCAATACACATTCAAAAAATGAAGAAAATATTTATTACTTATTAAAAGACAATAATATTAATTTTGATTCTGAAAAAACATTTGATGATTGTATAGATAAGAGAAAATTGCCTTTTGATTTTTATTTACCAGAACATAATACTTTAATTGAATATGATGGGAAGCAACACTATGAATCAATAGATTTTTTTGGAGGAGAAAAAGCATTTATTAAAAGACAATTACATGATAAAATGAAGAATGAATATGCTAAAAATAAAGGAATTAGTTTAATTAGAATTCCTTATTGGAAGGATGAAATAAAAGAAGTAAGTAGTTTCTTAAAAAATCATTGACAAAATTTATTAAATGTGATATAATAAATTAAAGGAAAAGAAATGGTAATAGAAAGAGAAAAAGAGAGAGAAGTTGTAAAGGTAGATGTTCATAAATTAAGTATAAATGTAAAAACAAGGGATAGTTTTTCTTGTTCATTATATGATAAAGAAAATAATAAAATAAAAGAATATATAGGATATGTTCCTGATTTTATGCCAGAAGAACACTATGGGGATTATTTAATGTTAGATATAGACATAGATACTGGACAAATTATGAATTGGAATGTTACAAAAAAACAGATAGAATATTTCATTAAAGGAGAGGAAAATGATTTATAAAGTAAAATTAAAGGTTGAGGATGAAGTAAAAGATACATCTATTTTAGTAGAAGCAGAAGATGAAAAAAGTGCTTTACAAATTTTTAAACAACAAAGACTATATGAAAAAGGAATTTCTAAAAAAGATTTTATAGTAGAAAAGGCATGAAATATATTATAAATGGTGGAAAATATTATGAAGGACCTGAAAATAAAGTAGTTGATTTTGAATATAAATCTTTTAGATTATTAGATGATGATGGAATAATATATTTCACTGGATTAGCAGAAGTAGATTTATATGATACAGAAGAAGGGTTTGAACCTTTAGATGAAATAGGTGCAGAGTATGGGTGTATTGACATACAGTATTTAGAAGATGGAGAATATGTTTCTTTATGAAAGATGAAGAATTGTTTAAATTATTAAAAGATAAAAAAATTTTAAAAGCAGGGCAAAAAAATAATATTTTATATATAGAAACAGAAGATGAAGTATATGAAACATCTAATAATTTTCTGACAATATATGAAGTATATGCCTCTTTAAGTAGATATAGAGATCCTATATGGGGAATAAGAGAGAAGGTTGCTTAATGAAAAATGAAGATCCTTTATTTAATATCAGTGATAATATATTAAATTTAGATAATTTTGAGTTAATTGATAAATTCAAAAAAATTTGTCAATTAAAAGTAGATTTAAAAAATGAAAAATTAGTTTTTGAAAAAGAAGAAATTTATTTATACAAAGAGGGATTAGTTTATTTATTCATAATAGATAATAATATAATTAAAATAGGAAGCACTATAAAGTCTATTAAGGATAGGTTGATTTCTTATAACTCTGGAAAAAAAAGTTATAGGAAATCAGGAACTTGTTCAACTACTAATTATTTCGTTTTACAAACTTTAATAAATTTAAATAAAAATATAGATGTTTACGCTTTGTTTATGGATAATATAAAAATAGATGTTTTTGGGGAAATAAAAAAATAAGTGTTCCTCCTAAGATATTTGAAAAAGAAATTTTAAAAAAACTTAAAAAGAAAGGACTAATGCCTATATTATGTACACAGACTTAAAAAATAAATTAGATTTATTAAATAAAGACTTATCTCATTTTGAAAACAGTAATGATATTTGTACTCCTATGGATTGTGTAGAAGAAATGGTTGATAAAATTCCAAATGAATTGTGGGAAAGGGAAGATATTTCTATTTTAGATCCTTGTGCTGGAAATGGAAATTTTCCAGCTTATATTTTAACAAAATTGAAAAATAAGTTTATTTTGGATTGTAATGAAATAAATCCCGTTAGAATAAAAAATATAAAAAAATATATTAAAGCAAATATAATAGAAAAAGACTTTTTTGAATTTAAAGATAAAGAATATGACTTAATAATAGCGAATCCTCCATATGCTTTATTTACTAATGGAAAAAGAACAGCAAAAAATCATAGTGTTTCAAAAGATTTTGTGAAAAAATCATTGGGTCTTTTAAAAGAAAATGGATATTTAGTTTTTATAATACCTGATAATTGGATGAGTTTAAGTGATAGAAATGATTTAGCAAATATATTAAGTAATTATCAATTTATATATTTAAACATACATGATATAAAAAAATATTTTCCTTCAGTAGGAAGTAGTTTTACTTATTTTATAGTAAAAAAAACAATGAATAAAAAAAGTTTTATTGTTAAAAATGGATATAAATTAAAAACAACAGATGAAGTATTTTTACCAAAAGTAAAAAATATTCCATTATACTTAAACAATAAAGTTTTGTCAATTATTGACAAAACTTTAAACAACTCAAGTGAAAAATTTAGAATAGAGACAACATCATATTTGCATAAACATACAAAGAAAGAGTTTTTAAATAATTCAAAGACGGATACATTTAAGTATAAAATAATACATACTCCTTCTCAAATAGTATATAGTAAAATAGAACATAAATTTCAGAAAGGATATAAAGTATTTATAGGATTAACTTCATATTATAAAGTCTTTATAGATGATTGTGGAATGACTCAAAGTATTGCTTTTATTAGAGTTAATGATATTAAAGAAGCAAATTATATAAAAAATATATTAGAACATCCTTTATATGTTTTTTTAAATAATATACATAGATATGGGAATTTTAATAATATAAGAATATTACAAAAATTTCCTATCCCAAAAAATGAAAATATTTATGAAAATTTTAATATATCAAAAGATGAGATTAATTTAATTAATAAATTTAATAATTGACAAAACTTATTAAATATGTTATACTATAGGAAACTATAGTATTTTTTTTGGAGGATAAAATGTTTAAATTGGGTGATAAAGTAATTCCGAAAAGTAAGTTGTTTCATGAAAGTATTAAATCTTATTTGAAATATTCAAGTAATGATATTTCTAATTTTTTAAAAGAACATGGATTTCTATATTTTTCAAGTTATGATGCAAATTGTTATGAGGGAGTAGCTGTTTTAGTATCTTCTCCATTAGAAAAAAACACTGGTGATTTTTTTAAAATAGAAGGATTAAAGAAGTTTCAAGAAGTTGATGAATTAGGAAATTATTTATTGGAGTATGTATGACAATTTTTAAAACATTAACAGGATCTCATTTATATGGATTGAATACAGATACATCAGATATAGATTATTTATCTGTTTATCTCCCTGATAAAAAAGATATTTTTGGATTAAATACAAAAGATTTTATAAACTTATCTACTAATAAAAATACTAAAAATACTGTAAATGATATAGATGAAATGTCTTATAGTTTAAAAAAATATTTAAAATTATTATTAAAAAATAATCCTAATATAATAGAAACTCTATATAGTAGAGGAAAAAATTTAATAACATTAGATCCTATATTTGAATATTTATATATAAATAAAAACAAAATAGTTTCTAAAAAAGTATATACTACTTTTTTAGGGTATGCTAAAAGTCAAAAAGATAAATTATTAAATAAAAGTTTAAGATTTAATAATTTAACTAAAGCAATAAAAGATATTGAAATAAAATATAATAAATTATTAAATACTAAATATAAATTAACAGAAGAAGATAGTATATATTTTAATACAATTTTAAAATATTATAAAGGAACAAAAAATAATACAAATTCATTTCATAAAGGAATGTATTTAGATGAAATATATTCTTTAGTTTTAAGAGAAGTTAATTTATATGGATGGAGAGTTAAAACCCCTGAATTTACTATGTATGGCTTAGATTTAAAATTTGCATACCATTTAGTAAGGATGGTTGGTGAAGCTAAAATGTTATTAGAATATGGAAAAATTGTTTATCCTATTAAAGGAGATTTAAAAACTCAAATAGTAGATATAAGAGAGGGAAAACTTAACTTAAATGAAATATTAGAATTAACAGATTATTATGAAAATGAAATAAATAAATTATATAAAACAAGTTGGTTAATTAATGAGCCAGATTATGAATGGTTTAATGATTGGCTAATAGATGTTATGATGAATTATGTAAAGGAGATGATATGAGTTTGGAAGAAGAAGTTATTTATCATATGGATAAATATTATAATTTTACCCCTGAAATAAGTGATAAAGAATTTGATAAGTTAGTTGAGTTATTGAAAATTCAAAACCCTGATAGTAAATTATTGAAAGAAGTAGGGGAAACTTCTTGGGAAGGGTTTGAAAAAGCAGAACATTTAATGGTGATGGGGAGTCAAGATAAATTAAACTCTTTTGATGAAATTGATGATTGGATTAGAGTAAAGAATATTAAATTTCCTGTCATAGTAGAACACAAATTAGATGGTTTATCAGTTGAATTACAATATAAAAAAGGCGCTTTAAAAAAATGTTTAACAAGAGGAAATTCTGTAACGGGAGATAATATTACCTCTAATGTTATTAAAATGGGGGATGTTGTTTATTTATTAAATGATGAAACATTTACAGGAGCTATTAGAGGAGAAATTGTTTTAACAAGAACTTATTTTAATAATTTTTTCCCAGATGCTAAAAACCCTAGGAATATGGCTTCTGGAATTGCTAAAAGAAAAGATGGGGAAGATAGTGAAAAATTAAATGTAGTAGTTTATGATGTGTTTGGGAAAGAGTTTAAAACAGAAAGTGAAAAGATAGAGTTTTTACATAATGAAAATTTTAATACAGTTGAAGGTGTTAAATGTAATAATAGAGGAGAGCTTATATCTATTATTCAATTTATAGAAGAAAATAAAGATACGTTTGAAGTTTCTATTGATGGAATAGTTATTAAGCAAAACTTAATTGTTGAAAGTGATTTAAGTAGAAAAAGGCCTGAGTATCAAAGAGCTTATAAATTTGAAGATGAAACAGCTACTACCAAAGTATTAGGGATTGAGTTTAGTAGAAACGGGATGAACTACAGCCCTGTGGCTGAGCTTGAACCAGTTGAATTAAATGAAACAATTGTTAAAAGAGCAAGTTTAGCTAATTTAGATAATATTTCTAAATTAGGTTTAAAATTAGGAGATACTGTTTTAATCAGAAAAGCAAATGAAATAATTCCACAGATTATTTCAGTAATTGAATCTAATAATGGTCCAGAATTAGTTGTCCCAACTAATTGTAAAGTTTGTAATTCTAAATTAGAAATTACTGGAACAAGAATTTATTGTCCTAATTTAGATTGTTTAGGGAGAAAAAACCATAGAATTGCTAAATGGATTGAGAAAACAGGGGTTAAAGGTTTTGGTCCAGCCTTAATAGATTATTTATTTTTGAATGAGTTTGTAGAAGATATAATTGATTTATATACAGTAGATGTAGATTCTGTATTAGAAGCTACTAATTTGAAGAAAGCTACTAAAAAAGCTTTTGAAAATTTATATAAAGTAAAAGAATTAAGTTTAGAAAAATTCATATCAGGATTTGATATAGAAGGAATTGGAGAAGGGGTTATTAAATTTGCTATAAAAGCGGGGTATAAAACATTGGATGATATAGTAAATGCTACTATAAAAGATTTTGAAAAAATAGAGGGTTTTAGTTCTGTAAGAGCTGAAATATTACATAATGCTTTAAAAGATTTAAAGCAAAGTCTATATGAATTACAAGAAATTGTTAAAATAATTGAAGTAAATAACACATCTACTTTAGAAAATAAAAATTTTTGCTTTACAGGAAGTTTGAAAAATATGACAAGGAATGAAGCAAAAGATTTGGTTTTAAAAAATGGTGGTAATTTTAAATCGGGTGTGTCTAATACATTAGATTATTTAATAAATAATGATAAAGACAGCAATTCTTCAAAAAATAAAAAAGCAAAAGAATTATCTATTCCTATTTTAAATGAAGAGGAGTTTATGAAACTATTGACATAATTTATTAAAAATTATATAATAAAGAAAAGGGGGAATAAAATGATAATAAAAATAGATTATCAGGGTGGGGATGTTGTTTCAGACAATCATATAGTTTCTTTTCTTCAAGAAAAATTAAGATTAGGGAAAGATTTTACAATAGGTTCTGCTTTGATGTTACATGCTTTAAGGGTGGAAGTAAAATCAGGAAGATATAGAGAAAATTTTTATGTAGAAGGTATTGAAAAATCAGTAGTAGTTGTAGAATATGAAGATGAATTATATTATATAAAAGAAGATGGGAAAATGGATTGTTATATTCCATCATTATTAGATGAGTTATTAGATAAATTATTAGATTTATGAAACTATTGACATAATTTATTAAAAATTATATAATAAATTAAATTAAAAGAAAATATAGGAGAGAGAAATGAGTGATGAAATAGATTCTGTAGTAGACAAAAAAGGGGCTTTTTTAAATTCTTTAGTAAGAAATAATAAGCAAATTAGAACAGATCGTGCACAAGCAATTGGAGAAGATACTGAAATTCTTTATAAAAGAATGATTGAAGATCTTCAACTTGATATTAAAAGAATGAAAAGAGATCAGGAAAATATGCTTGATCTATCTCCAACAACCGCTCAAAGTTTAGTTTTAGCAAGTGACTTTAATTCAACAGAGTTTGTTGAAAAAGATATTCAATTAGGTGTGAAAATTAGGAATTTAGAAATTAAATTGGAAATTGCGTCTAAAAGATATGATTATTTGTTTGGAGGTGTTTAATGGGGTCAGGAACTTATTCAGCTGTAAGAGTAAATAGTAGATCAGTAAGTTATGGAAATATGAGAACTGAAGATATTTTTGTAAATAAAATGAATGAAGAAATGAGTCCTGTAGGAACTATAAGAGAATGTTGTGACTCAACTGAACATCCAAATACTATTCCAATTATAATCGCTTTGGATATAACAGGATCTATGGGGTATATCCCAGATAATTTTATTAGAGAAGAAATGGGTAAAATGTTGGGGAATTTGTATAAGAAAGGTTTAACAGAATCTCAAGTATTATTTCTAGGAATTGGAGATCATGAATGTGATAATTATCCTCTTCAAGTAGGTCAGTTTGAAGCAGATGATCAACTGATGGATAAGTGGTTGAAAAATATTTATCTTGAAGGCGGAGGCGGAGCAAATAGTGGAGAAAGTTATTTACTTGCTTGGCTATATGCTGCGAGACATACAAAGCTTGATTCTTTTGATAAAAGGGGAAAGAAAGGATTTTTATTTACAATTGGGGATGAACCTAATTTAAAAGGCATTTCAGTAGAGGCTCAGAGAAAAATTTTTGGGGATAATGGAGAATATGAATATATTTCTTCAGCTGAACTGTTAAAAGAAGTAAGTTTAAAGTATAATGTATATCATCTTAATATTTGTGAAACCAGAAGTGGGGCAAAAAAAGCAGTTCAAGATGGATGGATACAGAATTTAGATGAAAATGCAATTATGTTAGAAAGTTATAAAGATATTGAAAAAGTGATTGTTGAATTTGTAAGTAATCCAAATGAAATAAATAACACAATAGTTGATAAACCAGAAGTAGAGGATATGTTGTAATGGATAAAGTAGTAATTGGATTGGGTTTTGGTGATGAAGGAAAAGGAAGTGTCGTAAATTGGTTAGCTAAAAAAGGAAATCCAATTGTAGTAAGATACTGTGGAGGACATCAAGTAGGACACACTGTTGTTGAAAAAAATCAACATACTTTTTCAAATTTTGGAGCAGGGACTTTATTTAATGTTCATACAGAATGGAACGCAGATACATGTGATCCAGTTGGGTTTAAAAAAGAATATTTAGTATTAGAAGAAAAAGAAATTATTCCTTCTATTTATATAAACCCTAACACTCCAGTAACTACTATATATGATAAAATGTATAATTTAAAAGTAGAAGAAACAAATAATCATTCAACTATGGGGGTTGGTTTTGGAGCAACAATTAAAAGAGAAGAAGATAATTATCATCTTTTGTTTAAAGATTTGTTTTTTAAAAATGTATTAAAAGAAAAAGTAAAAATGATTAAAGACTATTATAATAGAAAAGGTGTTACTATAAGAGAAGAAGATAAAATAGAATTTTTTGAATCCTGTGATTTCATGATAAAACATATTAATTTTGGATATGTTAATAAGTTAGATAAAATATATGAAAGTTCTCAAGGCTTAATGTTAGATAAAGACTATGGATTTTTTCCTTTTGTTACTAATTCACAAGTAGGAACTCAAAAATTAGATGTAAAAGAAGATACTGAATTTTATTTAGTTACAAGAGCTTATCAAACAAGGCATGGTAATGGTTATTGTTCTGATGAAAAAATGACTCCTAATATAGGAATCCATGCTGAAACAAATGTTATGAATGATAATCAAGGGGAATTTAAAACAAGAGTATTAGATTTAGATTTGTTAAATTATGCTATGTTATCAGATGATAAAATAAAATATCATAAAAGAAGTAAAAAACATGTTGTAATAACATGTTTAGATCACTTACAAGAATATAAATTAACATTTGGAAATGAATTAAAAAGTTTTAAAACAGAATCTGATTTTTTAGATTTTATATCATTTAATTTAGTAAATATTAATAAAATCTATGTTAGTCATGGCCCAGAATCTCACAATATACAATTATATAGAAGTAACCTTACTTTTCAGTAAGGTTACTTTACCTTAATAAGGGAAATTTGTAGGAGCATTAGTTAGAAAAACTTTATGATAAAAAGTGTTTCCACCTTTAAGTTTTGTTATAGCATATCTGGCAAATAACGCTTCATTTACAGAGAAATTAGAAACGTCAGGAACATCTGAAAAGTTTTCTATTTTATAAGGTGAATAAATTATACCAGCACCTATTTCAGAATCTGGTTTTTTACCAACATACATATCATAAGATGATGTGTCAAATGTATTTATATAAACGTTTAAATACCCTAATTTACCTATTTTAGATAAAGGTCCTAATTTAGGTTCAGGGTCAGCTATAAAACCTGGCATTGAAGAAATAACACCTTGTAATTTTATAGGAACTAATATAAAATTAGCCAATCCTTTTCTTGTGGCAGAAGCTATATTACCTGCTGCATTAAAAATAGCTACTTTTAATTCATATAAAGGATTTTGATAACTTTCTGTTTTATTATTATCCCAAGTATATTCAATTGGTGTATGGTAATCACTATGATCTTTAATAGCTTTAACTATATCAAAATCAATAGCTGTAGCTATTTCAGACCCAACTAATTTTGTTTTTTCTTCACTCATGTTAAATTTTAACACTTTTAAATCTTGTCCTAATTCAACTGTATAATTTAATTTAACTTTTCTACTTTTAACAGTAGCTTTTTCTTCATTTAATTCAAGAACTAATTCTTTTAAATTAGCTCCTTCGGCAATATCTGAAAAATTTTCATCAAAAGTTCCCATTGCCTCCATACCAGAAATAACTTCTCCACTATCGTTTTTTAATACGAAGCCAAAAACTTTTCCTTCTTTAAAATCAATTGGTTGAACCCCAACTAATTCTTTGGCTATATTCTCTTTTTGAACATAGTTTATTAAAGGAACAATTACTTGATCTACATACGATGAACCAGATGAAGTTGGATCTTCATTAATTACACCATAGCTATTTTCTAATATAGTATTAGCTATATTTTTATCTTTCTCGTTTAAATTTTCAAACATATTTTCTCCTAATATATTTATCTTTACAACTAAAATACTTGACAAAAACTTATTAAAATGATATAATAAGGTATGAAAATAAAAGATTTTCAATATTCTCGAAAGGATGGTGTAGAAAAAAACTACAAACTTCTTATTTTAAATGAAGATAAAGAATATCTAAAAGGTATTTCATTATCTTCATTAAGTAAAGAAGAAGAAAAGGCTTTAATGAAAATAATCGAAGATTATGAAGAAAAATTAAAACCTTTCATGAAACACTACAGACAATTTATTGTCGAAAATATTTTAGAGAATAAGGACGGAGAGTGATTTATCACTCTCTTATTTTATTATAGGAGAATGTATGAAACAGCAAGTATGTATAGAAGCAAAAGTTTTATTTCAAAAAGAAAATTATAATTTAATTGAAATAGATACAGCAGGGTATAATTCTATTTATTTAATTATTAATGAAATAGGGGAAGTCATATCTGGAGAATTAGGAAATAAAGAAAATATTTTAGAGTTATGGGAGAAAATATGATAAAAATAAATGATATAAAAATTGAGAAAACATCTTTTAGAGGAAAAGATTATGTTGCTGTAAGAAAATATTATATTTCTAAAGAAGGAAAAGAGCTTCCTTCAAAAAGTGGAATCAATTTTTCCATAGATGAATGGAATATGTTTGTAAATAAATTTGAAGAAATTGTAGAGGATGTAAAATGAAAATGAAAGTAATATTGACAAAGGGACTTCCAGCTAGTGGAAAAACAACATGGGCTAAAAAATTATGTAAAAGTAATAAAACTTTTAAAAGAATTAATAAAGATGATTTAAGAGCCATGGTTGATGATAAAGTTTTCAGTAAAGAAAATGAAAAATTAATTATTAAATTAAGAGATAATATGGTTTTAAATTTTTTAAAAGAAGGGTATAATGTCATAATTGATGATACAAATTTACATCATAAACATTTACAGAATATTACAAAATTGGTTAAAGGAATTGCTGAAGTAGAAGTGAATGATAGCTTTTTATCTGTGTCTGTTGAAGAGTGTATTAGAAGAGATTTAGTTAGGGAAAACCCAGTAGGGGAAAAAGTAATATATAGTATGGCTAAACAAATTGAAGGATACTCTAAAAAAGATAAAAAGACTCATTGGGAGAAAACTCTTATAAAAGAAGGCATGCTGATTGCTAAACCAAGAGTTTTTAATAAAGATTTACCTAACTGTATTATAGTAGATATGGATGGAACATTATCTATGATGAATGGAAGATCTCCTTATGAATTTAAAAGATGTATTGAAGATTTACCTAATTATCCAATTATAAACATTGTTAAAAACTATAGAGGAAATAATTTAAGTAATAAAATATTTATTGTTTCTGGTAGAGAAAATATAGCTTATGAAGAAACAAAACAATGGTTGGAAAAATATAATATTCCTTTTGATAATATTTTTATGAGAGAAAAAGATGATTATAGAAGTGATGTAATTGTTAAAAAAGAAATTTATGACAGAGCTTTTTTAAATCAATATAACATTCATTTCGTATTGGACGATAGAGAAAAGGTAGTTAAAATGTGGCGTGAGAATGACTTAACTTGTTTACAAGTAGCAGAAGGAAATTTTTAATGAAGGCTGAAGATGTTAAAATAGGAATGAAAGTTGTTCCTTTTCAAAGAACAATTGGAAGGAGATATGATAGCTTTTATTACTCAAAAGAAAATTTTAAACATGCTTTAAAACATAAAAATGAATTATATTCTATTACTTGTTTACAGGAAAAAGGATATACTTATGTAAAACATATTTATAGAGATAAAACTGTTTTATTAAGTTATTTAGACAGTCCAATGCATGTAGGAAATACATACAATCCAGAAGATTTTATACAATATGTGGAATCAGAAAACAAACAATATATAATGGAGTTTAAATGAAAAATGTGTTAAAAGAATTTATAGAAAAACATAAAGATAAAAAAATAGCTATAACTTCACATGTATCTCCTTTAATAGACCCTGATGGAATGGCTTCTTGTTTGGCTTTAAAAGAGTATTTTAAAGTTTTTAAAATAGAATCTAAAGTATATTATAATGGAGAGCTTTCTCATCCTCAAAATAAAACAATAGTTAATGTTTTAAATATGGAAATGGAAAAAGAAGAAATTCCTGATGATAGTATATTAGTAATTGTGGATGCTACAGAAACAAATGTTGTTTGTAAAATAAAACCATCTTTGGTAATAGATCATCATAAGAATAATAGTAAAGCAGAATTTCAAATAATTGAGTCAAAATATGGTGCTTGTTCTACTATAATTTGGGAATTAGTAAAGGATGATATTGTTAAAGAAAATAGTGATGTTTTTACTGCTTTATTATTAGGAATAAGAACAGATACAAATGATTTAATTTCTGAAAATATGATTGAAAATGATTTTATAGCTTATCAAGAATTATTATCTTTAAGTGATAAAGAAAAATTACAAAAAGTAATGAATTATCCTCTTCCAAGATATATTTATGATGCTCGATTAGAATTAAGGAAAGATGGTAATTTTTATGAAGGTGATGGAGTGTTTATTGGAGGCATTGGAAATATACCTTCTTCTCAAAGAGATGTAATATCTCTTTTAGCTGAAGAAAATAATAGAATGGAATCAATTCAAACATCTATTATATTTGCAATAACTGATAAAAAAGATTTAGAAGTTTCTGTTCGCTCAACAAATGTTTCTTTAGATGTTGGTTCAATGTGTAAAGAATTATTCAATGGTGGAGGAAATTCTTATAAAGGTGGAGCAAAAATACCTCTAACTTTTTGGAATGATTTAGAAAATGGGGAGAAATTTAAATTTTGGGAACTTACTTGTAAACATATGTTTAGAAAAGTAATGAAAGAAAACTTAAAGGAAGAAAAATAATGTTAGTTAATTCAGAGAATATATTTTTAAATGCTGAAGTAACATTTAATAATAAAAAATATTATGTTGTTAAAATAAATAATGTTACTTGTTATATATCTGATAAAAAAAATTTTTTACAAAGATTTAAAGAAAGTGATTTAAAATGGAAAGATTATTGTAAAAGACACAATGGTATAATGGTAAAATATAATTTATTGTCTATTGATAAAAATGAATTATTAAAAAAAGATGACTTTATTTTAAAAGAAAAAAAGAAAAGATATTTAACTTCTTATGAAGGAAGAGAATTAAAAGAAATTTGGAATAGAATTAAATTAAATTATAAAAATGTTAAATATGGAAAATCCTATATGTATACTGTTGAGTATAGAGGAAACAAATTTTATAGAGTTTTGAAAGCAAATTACTTAGAAGGGTGGATGCTCTTAAATGTTAATAATGAATATGTTTTTTATGACGTAAAAAATAATGAATGGACTTTATTTGATAAAACAATACATATTAAAAATAATTTTATCCGAAATGTAAAAAACAATGATTTTATTGAAAAAATAGCCTAAAAATAGCACTTTTTTAAAAAAATAGCACTTTTTTATAAGAAATAACACTTTTTTAAAAAAAGTTAAAATGCTACAGGTATATAAAATATTATACATTCTATATACCTGTATATAGAGTCTATACTTAGAAATTTTTCTCTCAAACTTTCAAAACGCTATTAAAATGGTTTAGATTTATTTTAAACCATTTAAACTACTCTAAAATCTCCAATTCCTCTAAAATCTCCATTATATATTCTAAAATCTCTAATAACTCCAATTGCTCTAAAATCTCCAATTATTCTAAAATCTCCATTATATATTCTAAAATCTCTAATAACTCCAATTGCTTTATTTTCTCTATTATGTTAAAAAAGTCAAGCAAATCGTATTTTTTAACTTTCCTATATAACGATAACTAAAAAGTGATTGACATAACAATTCACTTTTTGATATACTCCAAACAGTTAAAAAAAATAAATTATTTTAGTTATTTAACTTTTTATGATACTTAAAAAAACAGTATGAAAAAAAGTGATTGACATAATGATTTATTTTTTGATACTATGTTTTTAGTTTATTAGTTCAAGTTAATAGACTAATAAAAAGTAATTGACATAATAATTACTTTTTTGATACTATGTTTTTATTAGTTTTACATTATCAAAAACTAATTATATCATATTTGAAAAGAGGGAAATATGAACTTAGAAGAAATAATGGAAGAAAAAGGAAAGAGTATTTTAGTTCCTTTAGGAACTCATAAAATGCCTGTAAAAAAATACAGGCGAAAGTCTACTTTAGGTTATACTCATGGAATTAAAACAGAAAGAATGAAAATTTTCTGGAAACCGGGATATTCTCCTAAAGATAGAATGATAAAGAAAACTAAAATTGGTTCTTTGGTTTTTATATCGTTCAAAGGTGTTATGGAAGTAGGAAAAGTGACTTCTTTTCATGGAGAAAAGTTTACAGTAAAAATGGCAAAAACAAATAGACTTTTTGCTGTTCCATATAATTTATATAAATCAACTATTTTACTGTAAAAAAGTAGTTGACATAATATTTTCAAATATATTACTATGTTTGAAAAGGAGGGCTATCTTTATGAATAAGATAGAAAAAACATATTTCTATCTTGTTAAGTATAAAGATAGAGATTTGTATAAAATTGGAATAACTGAAAAAAAGTATTCCAGTATTCAAGATTGTATTATAAACAGATACAAAAATGAAATAGGATATAGAAACCCCGATAATCTTGAAATATTATATCATAAATATTTCAAGAAAAGAAATAAGGCAAAAAAATTTGAAAGTGATATAAAAAAATCACTCTCAAAAGTAAGGATAGGATTTTCAGAGGATTTTAATTATTCTGGGAACCGAAAAAGTTTGATCAATTTTATATCTAATTATGATAAAAAAATTGATTATAAAATAACTATAGAAAAAACTTTTGTAAAAGGTTATAGTTATTTTAATAAAAATGGAACTGAAATAATTGTTAAAGGTTATTTCAGAAAATCCAACTTCAAAAAAGTAGTTGACAAAAAACTAGATTTTTTGTATAATCTTTTTAAAGTTGAATACGGGAATAGAAATAATCCTGTATTGATATAAAGGGGAAAATTATGATTAGATTATTTAAAGTTGTAAAAGTTAGCTCACATATTAGATATGTGAAAAATAAAAATGAATTGGTTCCTGTATTAGGACATAGCAGAAAATTAAAGAAAGTAGTATCATTTAATAAAATAAGTGATTATTTGAAAAAAGGCTATAGTTTTATATAGAGGAAAAGATGGTAAGTATATTAAATTTATTCACTTCTATTATTGTATTAGTTAGTGTTATAATGTTATCAACAATATTTTTTTAAAGGGGAAAATATGATAGTTTTGAAAAAAAGAGTAAGAGTATCAAGGCACATAAGATCTACAAAAAACAGAATTTTATTAAATCCTGTAAGATATAGAACTATAAAAAAGACTGTAAGTTTTCAAGAAATGTTAGTTCTATTAAATCAAGGGTATTCTTTTAAATAAAGATTTTTCCCTATTAGCTATATAATTTATTATGATAGTGTTACTTTCAAAAGTAAAATAGGGAATAAATATTATAAAATATAATACTTAACATAACAGTATAGAATATTATATAGTATTTTAACAATATAAAAAAAAGTAGTTGACAAAATAATTTATTTTTTGATATAATGAATTATTAAAAAATGTTTTTATTAGTTTTTACATTATTAAAAATTAACCATAGACTACTAAAAAGTAGTTGACAAAATGATTTAATAAATTGTATAATGAATTATTAAAAAATGTTTTTATTAGTTTTTACATTATTAAAAAATGTTTTTATTAGTTTTTACATTATTAAAAATTAACCATAGACTACTAAAAAGTAGTTGACAAAATGATTTAATAAATTGTATAATGAATTAAGATTATATCCGGATATGATCTTAAAAAAAATCATACATAGTATGATAAAAAAATATATTCTATAGGGGAATAACATGGAAGATTTTAACGCAAAGAAAGATCAGGTAGTAAATGACATTACAGAAATTTTTGCTAATATGAGCATTGAAGAAATTGATATCTTGAATAAAGCAATAAGAACTGAAGCAACTGCTGCAAAAAAAGCAATTAGAGCTGAAATTAAAGCAGTTGAAAAAGCTGAAAAGCTTGCTGAAAGAGAAAAGGTATCTTCCGAAAATAAAGAGAACCTTGATAAAATTGAAGAGGGAACTTCTCTTACAATTTTGACCGGTTCTGGTAAGAATGTTGAAGAAGTAACAGGAACCTTTGTTAAAATGACAGAGAAGAGATTTACTGTTCTTGTCGATGGAAGTAAAAAGTCTGTAATGTTTCATAGACTTGTGTCTATAAATGAAGCAATTACAGAAGTATCTGAAAATGATACTTTTATTGATGACTCTGAAGATGATCTTGAAATAGCTCTATAAAAAATATGGTTTAGTAGTTCCATTCTAAAAACTACTACGTTTTTTAAAAAAGGTTTTAAAATGAATTTATCAGCAAGTGAAATTAAAAAAAAAGAATGGTTGAAGAAAAAACTGACTGATAATGAAAGATTATCTATTATTATTAGTCAAGAAAAAAAGGATAAAAAATGGATTTTAGAAAAATTAAAAATGAAATAATGTTAAAATCATTTGAAAAATTTTTAGAAAACGATTCTTTAAGATTAGGACAGTGTGTATATATAGTAGCTCAATCTAAGTTTTTTAGTGAAGTATGTTCTATCTTAACAGAAGATGACTGTTTTTATGATGATAATAAAATAGACTTATTTTTTAAAAAATTAGAAAATAAAATAAGTGAAAATAAAGTAAGTGATATAAAAAACTTTTATGAAGCCGTTTTATACAAAATAGCTTATAATGATTTATATGAAAGAGGCCTTTTTTTACCTATGGACGATTTTGATGAAAGAGTAAAAAAAGAAGTTTTATACTATAAAACTTCTTTTTTAGAGGAATAAAAAATGAAATTAAAATTTTCTTTAGATAATATAAATTATGAATATGAATTAAATCTTCCAGAAAAATATAATTTAGTTAATGAAGATTGTTTAACAGAAGAAATATTAGAAAATATGAATATTGAAAAAACATGTGATATAGGATTTAATTTTGAACCTGTATTAAAAATGGACGATAATATAAAATATATTTTATATGATTATAATAATCCAGATTATTTTCTGAAAACTTCTACTAAAAATTTTGAAGAATCAAAAAAAGATTTTGTAAAATATATTTTATATGATTATGATGATCAAAATTATGTTGATTATACTATGGTAGATGTCAAAACTTTTGAAACAAAAACTTTGAATGTTACTGTAAGAAAAGATATAGACATTGAAGTAATATAAATAATAAAGGAATAAAGAATGGACATAGATACAATTTTTTACAATTTCAAAAATAATATAGAAGTATTATTTAATCATGTTATGTATTGTGATAAAAATGATACTTTTTCAAGCACAATCTCTTCAATTGAAAAAGATAAAAAAGATTATATTATTTATGACAGTAAATATGAAAATGTCCATAGAATAGAAGAAATAACAGAAAATAATAAAACTTCTATTTTGATTGAAATAAATGATATAAAAAATATAGATATAGAAAATACCTTAAAAAATATAGAAAACACTTTAAAAATAAATTGTATTGATTTTAGTAAAGTAATAAGGGTAGATGAATGAAAAAAAATATAAAAGAAATAATCATGGAAAGAGATAATTTAACAGAAAAAGAGGCTGATAATTTAATTTCAAAAGCTCAAGATCAATTTGATATTTATTTACAAGAAGATGATACGGAAGGTATGGAAAATATTTGTCAAGAATATTTTAATTTAGAACCGGATTATTTAATGGAATTCATGTTATGAAAAAATCTATTTTTGAAGTTATATATAATAAATCATTTGATGAAATAAAAAATATAGTAACTAAAGAACCATATTTTTTTAAAACAGATGAAACAGAAGATTTATTTTTATTAAAATATGATCAAATAAAAACTGACATGAATTATCTTGCAAGTAGGCAAAGTAGGGGAATAATATTTGAAAAACAAACTAATAAATTAGTTTGTTATCCATTTGATAAATTTTTTAATTATGGAGAACTTTTAGCCGATAAAATAGATTTTAAAAAAGCCTCTATTTTAGAAAAAGTGGATGGTTCAATAATTAAAGTTTTTTATTATAAAAAATGGTGTGTTGCTACAAATGGGAAAATTGACGCTTTTACAACAATTTTACAAAATGACACAATTTTTAAAAATTTTGGAGAGCTGTTTATTGAAGCAATGAGTAAAGTAAATCTTAATTTATTTGATAATTTGAACAAAAATAACACATATTTGTTTGAATTAACTTCCCCTTATAATAGAGTTGTTGTTCCTTATAAAGATATTAAAATAACACATACAGGAACAAGAAATAATATAACTTTAAAAGAAATAGAAGAGGATATAGGAGTTGAAAAACCGAAAAAATATTTTTTTAATTCATTTGATGATATTTTAAAAAATGTTGAAAAATTACCATATAATAAAGAAGGATATGTTTTATTAGAAAATTATAAAAGAGTAAAAGTAAAATCTCTTGCTTATGTAGCAGTACATCATTTACATAATAATGGAACAATTAGCAAAAAAAGAGTTTTGGATTTAATAAAATCAAATGAACATATAGAATATTTAAGTTATTTTCCAGAAGATAAAAAAACATTTGATTTAATTGAAAAAAAATATATTGACTTTAAAAAGAAATTGATAATATCTGAATTTGAAATGAAGTCTTTTATTGACCTTTCAAGAAAAGATTTTGCTATGTGGGCTATTAAACAAGAAAATTCGGAATATTTATTTAAGAAGTTAGATAATCCAGACTTAACAATAGATGTTTTTCTTAATAGTAAAACAAGTGATAAAGTGCTTACTATGATGGGAGTAAAATAAAAAAATTTTTAGATAAATATGATACTATTATAGAAGAAAATAGGATTTATACTGATATAATAAATAATCTTTTAATAGAAAATATTGATATAAAATATATTAACAATTTTTTAAAAGAAGAAAAAGAAAGGAGTTGTGGAGATAGTTATTTAACCTTAAAAGATAAAATAGGGGAGTTATTAAAACCTGAACTATATTATCTAACAATGGAAAGTATTTTAGATATGGTGAATGTTAGTATAAGTAGTGCATTAGAAAATGGGAATTTAAGAATAATTGAAAAAATAAAAGAGGAAGTAAAAAATGGAAAAAATGAAATATAATATAATATTGATGGAACAGTTACTATTTCAATAACAGATTTTGATAAAATGAGAAATTTATTTGAAGAAGAAAATAGTAATTTTTTAGATGAAAAAAAGAAATATGAAAATGGACTGGCAAAAACTATTACATTTGATGGAAGTGGGCATTCAAAAATATGGTGGTCTTCAAAAGATGATGTGACAAAAAAAATAATCGAAAAAAATAAAAAAAGTAATGAAAATGAAGTTAGAAATTTAAAAAGAGATTTTTTTAATATGTCTTTATTAAGTTTTATTAAATGGAAAAGGGAAAATAAAAATGTTAATAAAAGAAATTTTTGAAAAAATGGTAAAAAATGAAAAAGTTCTATTTACAAACAGTCTTTCTGAAAATTATATATCCGAAATTTGTGGAATAGAAAAAGATAGTAATAAAACATATATCATTTTAGATGATAACGATAATGCATACTCAACAAATAGTGTTTTCGAATATTCTACACTAGAATGATCTTATAAAGGTGGGCAAAAATGATAAAAGAAAGAATTATAACAGCTTATATTTTAGCAAAAAAAGCTCATCTTGGTCAAAAAAGGAAATATAGTAATTTAGATTATTTTACTCATTGTAAAGCAGTTGCCAGAAGAATAGAAGAGTTAAACTTATCAGAAGATATGATTATATCTGCTTTGCTTCATGATACAATTGAAGATACTGCAATTGAATATGAAACAATTGAAAAAGAATTTGGAATAATTATTGCAAATATAGTAAATGAATTAACTTCTGATAAATATTTAATAAAAAAAATAGGTAAAGCAAACTATTTAGGAAATAAAATGTTGAATATGAGTGAAGAAGCTTTTACTCTTAAATTAGCAGATAGAGAACATAATATAAAATTTTTAGCTAAAGATTCTGATTTATCCTCTTTAAAAGCAATGAAGTTTTTGAAAAAATATTATACTGAAACATGTGATATATTAAATATTATTTCAAAAAGATATCAGAATAATTCACAAGCTATATTATTTAACAGCATAAATGATATATTGGAAGGCTTATCAATCAAATATAATTTAGAATATAATACAATTCTTTGGAGGGAAAAGTGACAGAGTCAGAAGCTTTAGTAAAAATAAATGAACTAAAAAAAGAATTTCACTTTACAAGTATTATATATACTTTATCTGATATATTGGAAGTTGCTGATGAAGAAAATATTTCTTTAAGTAGGGAGGAAGCTATAAAAGTAATTGATTTATTAGAATATACAAAAGATTGTAATTATGGCATTACTTGGAAAACTATTTTAATAGCTATACAATCTATAAAAGATTTACAAAAAAATTAAAAAATGATATAATTATTTTATAGAAAAGGAATTGAAAAATGACTAATTGGTTATTTGAAATTAAAGGAATTGAAAATTTACTACAAAAGGAGTCAACTGTAGAATCAACTTTAAATCTTTGTAAAAAGCTGGTAAAAGAATTAAACATTATTAAACATACTGTTGATAACAAAATAGACTTTGAGGAAGAGGACAAATCATACATTTATTATACCTTAGTTGAAATAATAAGCAATTTTGATTTTCTAAAAGATTTACTTAATAGAACTATTCCTGAATGTGAATGGAAAGACTATGATTTTGACATTTATGAAAGAGAAGAAATGTTTAATGACTATTTAAACGATTTATATGACTTAGCTGATAATTATTTTACTTTACATAGTGGTAAAATAATTAAATTTTTATGGGTGGGGTAAAATGGTAGTCAAAGAAATTAGATGGGATATTGATGGAATGACAATAAAGAAATTGAAAGAGTTTTTAAACCAATTTGAAAATACAGATGAAATTGATATTGAATATGAGTATGGATATGATTGTGAAGAAAGATATACTGTTATAAACATTGCAAGGAGAGATTAAAATGATAAATTATACTTTGATTTATATAGTAAGTTTTTTAATAGTACTTTCTGTAGTAGGAATTAAGAAAGTAGGAATCAAACAATTTCTAAAGAATTTGATTTAAAAGTCTGTTATAAAACAGGAAATTCTTTTGGAAGTTTTGATGAAGAATCAATATTAGATTTTGGTTTTAAAAATATTGAAACAGCAGAAGACAATTTAATAAGGATTGAAGAACATAATAAAATGGTTAAAGAATATTATGACGGTGGTGCTATACCAAATGAGTTGAAAAGTAAAATGTGGTTTGTTAATCCATCTGAAAAAGAACTTGAAAACTTTGGCAGTTATTTTTATTCTTTCCATTCTATTATGCTAGTAGATGATAATGGGAATGAGTTTAGATACTCTACTAGTGATTGGGTTGGATATTTTGAAACACTCTATAGCATTGAAATAATTGCAAGGAGAGATTAAAATGATAAATTATACTTTGATTTATATAGTAAGTTTTTTAATAGTACTTTCTGTAGTAGGAATTAAGAAAGTAGGAATCAAACAATTTCTAAAGAACATAAAGGTTGGTTGAAAAATAAAAAATGGGGTGTTAGATTAAATTTACAATATGCTGATTTAAAATATGCTGATTTAAAATATGCTGATTTACAAACTGCTGATTTACAATATGCTGATTTAAAAAATGCTGATTTACGACATGCTGATTTAAAATACACTAGTTTAAAATATGCTGATTTAAAAAATGCTGATTTTAAAGGTGCTGATTTACAATATGCTGATTTAAAAAATGCTGATTTACGACATGCTAAGTTACAATATGCTGATTTAAAAAATGCTGATTTACGACATGCTAAGTTACAACATACTGATTTACGACATGCTGATTTACAAACTGCTGATTTAAAAAATGCTAAGTTACAACATGCTAATTTACAACATGCTAATTTAAAATATGCTGATTTACAAGGTGCTGATTTACAACATGCTGATTTACAACATGCTAATTTACAACATGCTGATTTACAAACTGCTGATTTAAAATACGCTGATTTAGATTTTTCAACATTACCTTTATGGTGTGGTGGTCAATTTATAACAGATGATAGAATTTGTAAACAATTAATAGCTCATACTGTTAGAATAATGGAACTATCAAAAATAAATCAACCTAAGCTTATATCGATGATGAATGAGTATAAAAAAGGTTGGCATAGAGAAGAAGATTTTTAAGGA